AATCAGCACCACTATAAAGAGTTTACAGGGTGCTTTAGTATCATATAGAATTAAGGGTCGCAAAGGCTATGACCGATATATCCCTATTCGGTTATCCTCAAACAGGCGAGTACGGCGAAATTCCGTACTATAAAAATCTGACTGTCTAGCGAACATATCAGAACCTCTTCAGCTTGCGGGTCGTCGCCCAATACCCAAGAAGACAATGTGATTCCTGTTTAGGGACAGGAGCCACATTAAAGGGTTATGTAAAATAATCTTTTAATGTGGTGCACTATAATTTTAAATGGAGCTTTAAAATGTTTATCAATCCTTATAATTATGCTCGTGGTGTTGTTTGCATTGTTCGTAAATTTGACAACAAAGATGTCGCCTTTAAGGTGGTAGGTGATCGTTCATTCAAAGAGTGGTCTGGTTGTTTTTCTATTTTATAGTTCTAAGTTAGAATCACGGAGAAAAATAATGGTTAAGTTTAAAATTAAAGTTCCTGAGGGGCAGGAAACCCTATCCATTAAAGAATTGATTACTGAATTCATTGACTTCAACGAAAAGGTCTTTGGGGATCATTCGTATTCGGTCGGGTTCCTTGAGGCAATGTTGGTTTATGCCCTAATGGAGTTGCCACCAGATCGTCGAGAAATTTTCACCGATCATATAAATGAAAGAATGACAAAATTAAAGGAAGCAAAGGAAAAATGGCCTTGTGATTCGAATGTATGAGTACCGTTAAATTTAAGCCCGATTCTGAGGCTCCTATAGCCTACCTATGGCGTAGAGAGAACGAGGCAGGTGGGTATGTCCAAAGGGTCTCTATGGACTTTGAGGAGGCTCTTGGATGGGCTCTAGATGGGGAAAATGTAAGGCGCCCCGACAAGGTCATACCACTTTATGCCAAAAAAGAATGGCAAAATTAAAGACTTTACATTTTATCCATAACGAGTTACAATCTTTATATACTCTAAAAGGGATTTGAGATGAGAAATTATCGTTGCGTTCATGTTAAAAAAGGTTTGATTGATGTTTCTTCCGATACAAGTTATGGGGCAGTTTTGTTGGCGGCGTCTTTGTGGAAACTAAAAAGTACTGCTGGAATTGACGCTTATTTGTTGTCTTAATTTTTTTCGAGGGACTATCATGAAATATGAAATTCGCATTCCAACCACTGGTGATTCTATTTTTTACTTTAAAAAAGACTTTTCGCATTTTGATCATGACATCAGGTTCTTGTCAAAGATAGATATCGAACATCATAGATTCTATGAAATTCGCATGGATGGAAAACGTATAAATGTCGCCGAGGCGCTTGAAATTTGTGATGATTTTGGAGTTGTATAAAATGAAAACTGAATCAACTAACGTTGCCATGAGTAATAACGAAATATCGATGGAAACTTACGATTCTATCATGGAAATGGTCGAGAGTCCAGAAATCTGTGTAGAAATTTTTAGAATCATAAGGAGAGAAAAACAAGCTTCTTTAGATATGGGGTACGCCAACTGCACCAAGGCCCTTCTGTCCAATGAATCGACATTTGAGAGTAAGACAATCAGTGATCAAATTACGTCAATGAAAGAAGATATGGAATATTTTTATAGAAAATATAAAGAATGCGAAATCTCAAAAGAAAAGCATCAGCGGTTTTTACAATATAAAATGATGGTAGAAATCATTCAAGTCTATATTAAAGCCAGAGAAAAATGAACGCATTTGATATGTGGATGTTGAAACGAATAGCCAGAAAAGAAGTAACGCAAGGATATCATCATGCCGAGCGGATTACAGAAATGTATCGCGTTATCAATCAGGCTGCCAAAGAAGAATTTAATGCAGACAACGAAGCTACGCTAAACTGTTACCTTACTGAATGGTTTGACAACAGTTTAAACGACGCTCCATAAATAGGAAAATTATATGATATCGAACGATCTAATTCAAGTCATTAAAAATATGGCTTCTCTTCCTGCCTTGGCAGATGAAAAAGATTATCGCAAAGTTTTAAACTCTCCAGGCAGAGATGATATCGATGATGCCTATGCCTCTGGTTACTTAGATGGTAAGATTATGATGGCTCGTCAATTACTCGATATGTTAGGAAGACAATAATGAAATATAAAATCACCACAAAAAACAGTATCGACTATGTCAACTCGGTCAAGTGGGCGGAATGGTTTCATGTTGATGCATCTAAGGTCGACATTGTGCCAATCTCAGAATATGCTCATACTAAAGTAAGGCAATAAAAATGACAACAACAGTCGCCGAGATGATTGAATGGTTGAAAAGCCTAGAGGATATGGATACGAGGCCAGCGTAGATATGGAACCAGTAGACATCTCTGAGTGTCAATTGTATGACTTCAGAGACCAAGTGTCTAGAGAAAGCTATCCACACTTGGCTGGTAAAATCATTGCCCAAATTCGAGGAGATTAACAAATGAACGAACGAATCAAACAACTTGCTGTAGAGGCCAATGGAGAGTTTTATACTGGGTTTGCCGGAAGTCCAAACTCTGTAAAGTTTACGGAAGAAGAATTCCAAAACTTCTCTGAATCAATTGTTCAGGAATGTGCCAGTATATGTGAAGAAATGTCTGCTAAATGTGCAGGAATACCTGGTGATGGCGCGCTGGCGCAAGATTGTGCCAACTATATTAGACAAGATTTCGGAGTTGAATAATGAACATACTACCTTGTCCGATGTGCGGAAGTCCTGCAGAGTTAAATTCGACAGGTGCTGCTGAGTGCTATGGCAAGGCTTGGCAAACGATATGGATCGAATGTACAAAAACGGTTGACGAATGGTGCGGTATGGATATGACAATTTCAGCAGATTTCTTCCATATCCGCAATGGAGAAGATGTTATAATCGAAGCATGGAACAAATTAAATCGGAAAACAAAATGAACAAACGATTCGAAGAACTTGCTGAACAATGTGGCTACAGATCTAATCCTGACATTTACGACCGAAACCAGTCATTTGATATACCTAAGTTCGCAAGGTTCATTGTGCAGGAATGTATTCAATCTCTGTGGACAGAAGATTGTCATGTCAGTGACCTTGCAGTGGAAGAATATAATCGCAATGCCAACAAAATTAAACAACACTTTGGGATAAAAGAATGAATCCAAACGATTGGTTAATAATATTCAGCTTACTTCTTGGTACAGCACAAGGATTATGGGTTGGTTGGTATATCTGGCGTAGACCTCAACTGTTACGCAAGATGAAGTCTCTACAACAACTGTTGGACGAAACACCAGAGGTGGGAAATGAGTGATATCATGCAAACATTGCACGAAAAATTTGTGTCGAGTAATGGCGTACCCGTTAAACACACAATACTAACATTTCGCGAGTATGGCGAGTTGATTCATTATATGCAACATATGCGTAGCTGGGTTGGTCTTACAAAACAAGATTGTAAAGACCTCCGTACTTTAATTCCACTTAAGTACTTTGAGTTAACGCATGATGAATATGCGTCTGCTGTACAAAGGGAAACAGTACTCAGACTTAAGCAGTTAAACACATGAACGAATGATTCAAGAACAATTTGGAGTAATGAAATGAAACTATCACTAAGCAGGGTAGAAGGTATACTGGAGGAAATAGAATCTCTAAAGAAAGATGAACAAGAGATCCTAGCCTCATTGATGGCCATACGACATCCCGAAACAGCCGATGTACTGCTCGGAGTGTTATGGTCTGAAATGCTACATACAAGGGAACTACAATTAGGCTAGATGATAAAAATATTTTACTTTTATTGTAAAATTTAGGTTATAATTACTATAACTACTGGAGAAATAAAATGATCGTTGCCAATAAAATTAAAGATATAATTGCATTGAGTCCTTCTAAAATGACTTCAATTTTAGCCTACAGCAGTGTAAATGGTGTTAATATTATTTCTTGTGAATTTGTTGGAATGAATCTTAAGACTGACTTCGTATACAGCGTGAAGTACAATAAAAACGAGTCTGGCATGGTTACGGTAATGTACAGTAATTTGGTCAAAGAGTTTATCGCAAAAATTGACAAAAAGGATAATTGAAATGAAATATGTTCTGATCGTTTTTAATGCCAAGGGCATGAAACACCGCAATTGGAAGTTGTCAATAAATGGTTTGACGACACTAACCAGAAGTTGTGGCATTGGAGTATATATATAATGAAAAGTGATTCTTTAACAAGCGAAAAATACGACAAACTAATCACTCTTCCTGCTTCTGACTTTGCAGACACCATCAAGTTAACTGTCAAGCAAACAAAACGTTTGACAAAGATTGGTCTAGACGAGCGCGAGATCAATGATGCCTTGGAAAGTATACAGGAAGCAGCATATGAAGCTGTAAAGGAATGTATTAAGAAAGCAGTGTTCGCTCGTATAAACTCTAGCGATAGATATCACGAAAATTGAATCAGTATTAGATGAAGTTAACGAACGCGCTTACTACTCTGGATACATAGCTTGGAGTAATGAAGAAGATCGACATTGGATACAGTTAGAGTTTGGGTATGGGTCATTACATGAAGCTAAAAAATTAAGGAACACAAGATGAATAACACCACCGTGCTTAATACACTCGAATGGGAGTATGATGACTGGTTGCGCGAAAGCTCTTGCTCACAAGAATTACTTGAAGATATTGACGAGCGCATAACCGAGGTAAAAATTGAAATGCGTAGGTCTGTTAAGCAAGAACCCGTAGCTTACATAAAAGATAGAGAGCTTGGATATATGCTTGCAGTTAGAGAAGTAGGAGCGAAAGAGTGGCGCACTAATCTTGGCCTTTACCTTGAAAAGGGTGACGTGCCTTTGTACACAGCACCACCAGCATTCCAAGAGATAGAAGAGTTAAACGAACTTTATATGGCGGCAAAAAACGTCATAGACTGGACTGAAGCCGCACATCGACCACCTGTGTGCGACGCATTTGAAACAGGTCAAATGGTGCTGGTCAGGCTTCACGCTCTGGCTGATTTGCAAGATGCGATTGACGCTATTAAAGGAAAAAACCATGACAATTGAAGCGATGAAGCAAGCAATAGAAGCCTTAGAATTATTTGCAAGTCCTGATGTAATTGGTTGGGAGATAGCTAAAAACGCATACACGACACTCAAACAAGCCATTGAGCAAGCAGAAAGCCAAGAACCTGTAGCATGGATTGTTCCAGTGCACACACACGGGGGAGATATATCACAGAAGTTGTCTTGGACTAAATCGGGTGCGGGTATATCGGGGGTACTTTTTGAGCCCAGTGAGAGATTTCCATTATACAAGTCACCACCAAAGCGCGAATGGGTAAGTCTCAGTAAAAAAGAAGTCCAAGAAATATTTGACATGGATTTAGGTGTTTACGAAAGTATTGAAGAAACAATGCGACAACTTGAGGAGAAGAACAATGGTTAAGCTTACAGAAGAGCAGGAAATGTTTTGTGATGGTCATTGCAATTGGAACATGCACCACCAAGACTGCCCACGGCACAGAGCCCGTCATGTAGAAAAGATATGTAAATGAGCAAGTCTGAGTTTGTTATTAAAAAGATTAGCAAACAATCTTGCGCGTCAATCTTACTTAAATATCATTATCTTAAAGACTTTTCTAAAGGTTTTAAAAGTGGATTTAATTACGGGCTGTTTAAAGAAGAAAGTTTAGTTGGGTGCGTCATATATTCAGGGTTCCCCGTGCCTGAGTTAGCGCAAGGAATGCTTGGGCTTGCAAGAAATGAACAAAAGGGTTTGTTTGAATTAAGTCGGTTATGTTTACACCCAGACGTTCAAAGTTCAGAGCATAATTTAGCGTCTTGGTTTGTTTCAAAAACAATTAAATTATTGCGGAAAGAAACTGAAGTTAGAGTCATTTTGTCCTACGCCGATTCCGACTTTCATCAAGGCGTAGTTTACAGAGCGTGTAATTTTAGTTATTACGGGTTAACTACGGTTAAAAAAGACTTTTGGATTGCGCAGGATGATGGCGCTTACGTTAAACATAGCCGTGGAAAAACAAAAGGCGTTTTGGGTGAGTGGCGAAACAGAACGCGAAAGCATAGATTTGTTTTGATATTTGATAAAACATTAAAAATTTTATGGGCGGAAACCAAATCGACACCCCCACCTACTATTGAGGGATAGAACATGATTAAAGAACAATTAGAAAAAATGAGCGCCTTTGACGGCGATATATTGCTGGCAGACGGCTTTGATGACTGCGTCGTCGGTGTGACATTGCGAGATGATGAATGGGTAGGATTGACTGAGCAAGAAGTTAAAGACATTTTTGATATGGACTTAGGCGTTTACGAAAACATTGAAGAAACAATGCGACAACTTGAGGAGAAGAACCAATGAACCGCTTACACTTTATTGGCATCGTAGTTTTTATTAACGTCTTCGCGTGGGTCGTGACACTTGTTGCAATTATTAACTAGGAGGGAGTATGAAATCTATGGAAAAAACGAGAGATAAAATAGCATTTAAAGCTATGAAATTTTTACTAAGTGAGAAGGTTTTTGACTTTGATAAATACAAAACTGACCCTAATCGATGCTTACAAAGCAGGTAAAAAGATTCAGGTCAGAACTCTAGACGGTTGGGTAGATGCAGGGATTCCATTTTTTAATAATGAACGAGAGTATCGAGTTAAGCCTAAGATTGTGACTAAATCCTTGTATGTGTTTAAAATTGAAGATGTGTGGCAAGTTACCGACCGATACTACGCTTTAGACGAAGTCCGTCTGTTTTTTAGTGGTATTACCAATGAATATGAGATCGTCTTAATATCTGCCAAGGAGTTTGAAGAATGAAAATTTATATCGTCGCACTAACTCGTCAACAAGCCGATGATTATGCTCGTGAAACATTCGCCAATGATTATATATTTTTGTCAGGGGATACGAGTTTAAAAGGCGTAGCCGACCCAGTAGTATTATTTGTTCGCGACTGGATTAAACGAATCGATCTTGAAAGGGTATTTCTCAGTTTGCTGACATCGACAAATATTGATTCTACAAGGCATCGTGCAATTAATCAGCTATGGGGTGAATGGAAAACTTACCATGATTCACAAATTAAATGCATCGTAAAAGACTGTAATAATAAACCTCATCTAGGCAAATTTGTTGGTGACTTATGTAGTCCTTGTAATTCATTTATTACCAAAGGTGAGGGCACTTGTTCTCAGGCATATCGTAATGCAAAGATCGTTGGCGAAAGGGAACTTGGTGCGTATCAATTAATTCAAGAAGGATGGAATCTAGGTATGCAATATGGCAAAAACATCGACAAGGAAAATAAAAATAGTGAACTTATCGCAGAACTTTCGCGGGAAGATTATCTTAACCTACTCAAGAGGTATTTCTGATGGAATCGAATAACAATGACTACTCACCCGACAAGTGGGTTATCGTAGAACTTAAATATGAAAATGATACCGTTTATAAGATATTGGCTAGTTGGTATGGTGGATTCGGTGGGTCTGATCAATGGAGACTTTCCTCTGGTGCGGTTCAGGTTACCGAGTACGATAATCATTATGAAATCTTGAACGAGTCGGGGTCTGTTTACTACTGCTATAAAAATGCCGAAGGATTTAGTGTCTACTCGAGCGGTATCTATGAAAGATTTGAGAAGAGTGTTCTAGAGGATAATAGTTATAAAATTTCACGAATTACGATAAAAGAGTTGGAAACTGCTTTACTTAAATAAAATTTTAGTCTATAATTACTGTATTGATAAATTAATTAGGACACAAAATGAATCACGTATATATAGTTGCAGCGCATGACGGTTATATTTATGGGGTGTTTTCAGATCCTGTGTCGGCTAAAGATTATAGTGATCTTGTTACAGAGGCAACCGAGCTTGTCATTCGAGAAGTCAAAGGCGTAAAAGTTGGCGATTCAGAAGTATTGAATGTCTTATAAATTTAAGTATTGAGAATTTTAAAAAAGATATTTTAGAATATTTTGATACTTCAGAAGAAATGTTTGCTAGAGAAAAAGAACTTGTAAATGACGAATTTTTATTAAGAGAAGATGTTTACAATATTCGAAGAGGTGGATTTGGTGGATTTGATTATATAAACAGTTCAGGAATGCCAAAGATGTTAGGTAAACATCACAGTCCAGAAACTAAAAAAATATTATCAGAAGTTATGACTTGCAGATTTAAAAATGGTACAGCACCTAAAATGACTGAAGAAACTCGTAAGAGTATATCAAAATCTAAGTTAGGTACAGAATATAAATCAAAGCCGCCAAAGTCAGAAGATCATAAAGAGAAAATTAGAATTTCTAATTTAGGTAAAAAACATAGTTTAATTACTTGTCCGCAGTGTGGGAAACAAGGGGGAGAAAGAGCAATTAAACGTTGGCACAGAGTATGTGCGGGTGTAACTCAGTGGTAGAGTGTCAGCCTTCCAAGCTGTTCGTCGCAGGTTCAATCCCTGTCACCCGCTCCATTAAGTTTGTTGTTTTGGAAAATTCGATGTATACGATATGCGCACTCTCACTGTCGTCAATGTCTGCAGACACACGATACGAGTTGGACTATGACGAGATTGGATTGATCATCCTGTAAGTAAGCATAGAACGATAAAAGCCAAAGAATAGGGTTGAGCCTATTCCATAACAAAACAACAAACTTAATGGAAACATTATTATAGAGAGTCCTGTAACGAGGTGTCTAATCAACAACCTGACTGCCGAGGGTGACTTATCCCTTTCTTTTATTATGTCATGATCTGACATAGACCCGTGATAGGTCGTACATTAGATTGGGAGCGTGAAGTTATATGCGCTTAAAAGGATATGGTAGTACTCTCTATAATATTTTGCACCGTTAGATCAGTTGGTTAGATCGCTTGCCTGTCACGCAAGAGGCCAGGGGTTCAAGTCCCCTACGGTGCGCCAGTTCTACTATCTATTGCGTAATCAGGTAGCGCACTGCGTTTGGGACGCAGGAGTCTAGGTTCAAATCCTAGTAGATAGACCAAGTTTATGTGTTTGTAGCTCAGAGGAAGAGCGGGAACCGGTTCATGGCGAAGGGCCTAATTGCTGCCGGGTAAACCAAGCCGTTGGTTCGAGTCCAACCAGACACACCTAGTTAAGTGGTAATCGGTCAATCTGTGTAAAAGGTATTGCGGATCCTAAATCAGGATTGTTAAACATCGGAGCGCAAGTTAAATGAAATGTGTGTCAGCCTGCCACTTATCAGTTGGAGTATCTTTAGTATACCGGTAGTAAAGGAAGGCCAAGCCAACTGGAGATGGCATCTGTCTGGAAAACAGCCGAGTGTTAATAGCGCCTTTAGAGTTCGACTCTCTAGCCTTCCGTCAAGTTTTAATGGTGTCATTAGTGTAGTGGTAGCACCCAATCCTGTGACGATTGTAGTACCGGATCGATACCGGTATGACACCCCAAGTTTTCGCCCTACTAGTTAAGTGGTATAACTCCTGTTTTGTAATCAGGCGTCGGCAGTTCGATTCTGTCGTGGGGCACCAAGTTTATTCCCCAATAGCTCAGTTGGTAGAGCATCGCACTGTTAATGCGAGTGTCGCTGGTTCAAACCCAGCTCGGGGAGCCACTCACTTTATTATAAAGGAACCATAATGCCCTCAGTTTGGATCGTGTCAGATACACATTTTGGACACGCAGGAGTATGCAAGTTTATGCAGAATGATGGCGTGACTAAGCTGCGTCCATGGACCGACCCTAATGAAATGGACGAGTTCATGGTCAAGGCGTGGAATGACCGTGTCAAGCCAAATGACAAAGTGTATCACTTGGGCGATGTGGTAATTAACCGCAAGGCATTATCTACTCTCGCTCGCCTTAATGGCGACAAGGTTCTTATTCGTGGTAACCATGACATCTTTCGTGACAGAGAGTACTCACAATACTTTCGCGAGCTTCGTGCTTACCATGTTATGAACGGGATGATTTTGAGTCATATTCCTATACATTCAGACAGCCTTGGTCGCTTTGGCGTTAACATTCACGGCCATCTTCATAGCAACCGCGTGATGAAGAATGATCCGTTTGGTCATAGGGAACCATTCATCGATGTGCGCTACCATTGTGTATGTGTTGAACAAACGGACTTTGCTCCAATCCTCTTTGAAGATGTAGTAAAAAGGATTGAAGCTGAGGGTGGACAAGTGGGGTTTAAGAAAGGAAATGCGTCGACGGCAGCAATGTGATGTAATGCCTCTAATTCTTATGGGGATAGTTGAACTTTCTTTGATAGGATTTGTATTATGGACGATACTAATAAAGTAGAAAGCATTATGCAGGAACTAAGTAATACTTCCAACTCATTTAACGAAGCAATGGACGATATCAGAGATGATCGTGAGGCGTATTGGGATTCACTAACAAAGGATCAACAGCTGAAATGTTTTTGTGCAGTTGTTGAAAGAATTGTTAAAGGTGAATTAGAAGGGAATTCATATCGAAGCATGCTTTACAAAACATTCGAGTTTGGCAGAGAATCATACTGTCAAGCTCAAATGGCAGGGTTTTTAGATCTACACAATTCAATGTACGCAAAGTAACTGATCAAAAGTTTTATTGATTTGGTCATGTGTTTTATATTATGATTGCAATGTACCGCTGTGGTACGTGAATTTATCATAGGAGTTTTGACATATGAGTATGAGACAGAAAATATTTACGGCACTGGTTATTGAACGTAAGCAAAAGACAGCAGATCAATTTGCAGCTCAACTTGGTACCACTACAAAAACAGTTGCAGCTCGTATTAGTGAGATTCGTGACTCAGGATACGTTATCAAGACTGCTCGCAGGGTCGATACAAAAGGCCGAGTGAAGTACTTTTATCGTCACAGCAATCCAAATCGCTTGATGGTTCAAGCAGGAAGGGCAATGATGAAAGCATTTGGTATGGTAGGACAACGTTTAATGAGGGGGCCTTTGGGCCCCCTTCTAGATCTTTTGCAACGGAACTGAATTATATGGACGACGTCGATTGCTGGAACGTGGTAGATCCTATAGACTTATGGGTAACAGATAAACTCCTTCTCGCCAAGCAATTGGGATACTATTGTGGACCAGCTGGCTTGGTACCTGAAAGAGATGGTGAATATATTGTCAGACCATGTGTCAACTACAGGATGATGAGCAGAGGTGCTGAGATAATGACTCTGGGACCTTCTTATGGTGATATAATCCCCAATGGGTTCTTTTGGTGTGAGGAGTTCAAAGGCCGCCATATCACATATGATTATCACTTTGGTGTTCAAACACTAGCTGCTGAAGGGTTTCGTAATGACCTTAACAGGCTAGATAGGTTTTCAAAGTGGGTAAAAGTTGTTGATACCTATTCGCCGCCTAAAGTATTGCTAAATATTGTTATGAAATATGAGTGGATAAACCTGGAAGTTATTGACGGTAAGGTAATTGAAGTTCATTTTCGATTTAATGATGACTTCAATAATCACACATCAACAACAATTATCCCTGTTTGGAAAGAACACTACGACAAAGACTTGCACGGAGGTAAAAACTTTTATCCAAGTGAGTGTGGAGATCGAATAGGATTTTTATTAGAGTGACATTAACTTTATTTGATATAGGACTAACATGAATGTAATCAGCAATTACTTTAGTGATGATAGAACAAAACAAGCAATAGTCAATATCCTTGACAGTATTCCTGTAGTTAAGTTTTATCAGGACAATATAAAATTGGAGACACGAGTGTTGATTGGTCTCACTCTTCAACAGGCTGAGGATATCGCAGTAAACTATATCCAAGGTACCTTTAAAATATAGTAGTGGAGGTTATGATGAAACCATTTTTAACAGCATTAGCTATCTTAGTGTCGCCTTTGGTATATGCTGATGATAGTAAAGTTGAAGTTGTAAACATGCCAATATACTGTGTTACAGATAAGAAACTATCTGATACAGTTATAGAGTTTAAAGAGATTCCTGTTGCAGAAGGAATTAGTTTGAGAAAAATTGATGGTAAGGAATATAAAAGTCCGTTAGTGATCCTTATAAACAAAGACAATTCTAGTTATACAATTGCTGAAAAGGTATCAGAAACCCACTTCTGTATCATTGCTATGGGTGAGAACTTTCGGCCAGTTGCTAGGTAGTATGAAAGGTTATGATCGTATGAAGTTAATCCAAAGGTGCTCTGGACAGGGTATTGTAACAGGTATTGTCGGAACAATCGTTGCTCAGCAAATCTTTCGTCCACCTGTTGTAGTGGTTCCTCAGGGAGTGCCCATGCAACCAGGATACGCTCCAGGATATGCTCCTCAAGGAGTGCCTATGCAACCAGGATACGCTCCAGGATATGCCCCACCTATGGTTCCTTATTATCCGGGTACCGTGTATCCAGATTTCGTTTACCGTCCAATGTTTCGAGACGTCGATGTGTGGATTCCAGAGTGTCAATGCTACCGGACAATGCGCGTTCAAATAAGGTAAGGATTTGCGCCCATCGTATAATGGATAATACAGGGGATTTCTACTCCCTAAATGTGGGTTCAATTCCTGCTGGGCGTACCAACATCAAATTTTATAAACCAAAAGGATAATACACTATGAAGAATTGGGAAGACTATGTAGGGCTTCAACCGTCTAAGGCATTTGAATCAGATAAACATATTATTTTTTACTTGAGTTGCGAACAAAAAGTTTCAGAAGAAGATGGCAAAGAATACCCAATAATTTCTGTAAAAAGATTTATGTTAGAGCATGAATTATTTGAGTTTAACAAAAAAGAAGTTGGTGATATTGTTGAGTCTGTAATTCGTAAATCCTTTCCTTTATTTAAGCCTGAAGTAGAAGGAGGTCTTTTAGAAGATATTAAAAGACATGCATCGTATGAGGTACAGAAAAACACAAGGATAGGAGGAGCCAATACCGAGTTTGAAGATTATGTAATGTATGTTGGTCCTACTATTTATGATCGTCCAATATTTGTTGGAGAACTGAAAGGCATGTATGCTGTCATGCCTCACCCTGAAATTGAAAAGTATGGTTACCGAGTATGCGAATCGGTATCTTCTGATTAATCATAAGGAATGTGTGGATGCCCGAGTGGCCAAAGGGAACAGTCTGCAAAACTGTAAAGTCGTGAGTTCGAATCTCACTCCACACTCCACATAGTAAATATATCATCGAGAGTCCGAGGGCGAAATACTTAACCAGTAGCTTGACTGTCTAAAGTTGGTACGCGCCTGGTAACTTTGTTTAAAATCGATCTGTGGTGGATCATAAAGTTACTCAGGCTCCTTTAAGTTATATGAGGATTAAACGGGTTGACAGTACTTTCGATGATATATTTTTACGCTAATAGGGACTTTCATGAAATTTTAAATCGATACCGAGTTCAATGATTTTAGAGGGGAATTGATTTCCATGGCATTGGTAGCAGAGGATGGCACCGAGTTCTATGAAGTACTTGAATGTACTGATCCTACTGAATGGGTCGCGACAAATGTTATGCCAATTCTTGAAAAAAGTCCAATCAGTAAAGATCAATTTCAATTAAAGTTGCAAGACTTTTTAAATGAGTTTGATTCTATTCATATCATCGCAGATTACCCAGATGACATAAAGTATTTTTGTGAGTCCTTGATTCTAGACGCTGGCTTGTCTATGCACTACCCCAAACTCACAATGGCAATACGTCCTGAACTATCTTCTAGGGGTAGCAAAGTACTTCACAACGCTCTTCATGACGCTAGAGCAATTCTGATGGATGACTTAGAACAGACCTATCCTGATAAAAAGTGATTGGTGTGATAATTTTTTACATCGATACTGAGTTTAAATTAAGATATTATTAGGTGTGGTGCAGCCTGAAATTCCGATGCAATCTTTTTTGGATCTGCCTTACCTAGTTTGTTAGTTATTATATTTTTCATTTTGTCATAATCGGTTTCATCAAAGTATATGTGTGACAACTTGGTAATCAACCCAAAAACTGTAATAAACAACTTTCTTTTAAAGTGAAGTTGAAAAGACTCCCCACCATGTATAAAAAAGAAACAAATTTGTGCATGATCATAGTGGGCGCTAAGAACTGCAATACGAGTCGACTCGTATTTTTTAGAGTATCCCCTAACCTCATCTACGACTAGCATTCTGTAGGTGTCATAAAAGTTTTCTGATTCTAATCCACTTATTTTCTGAAACTTATTAAAAAAGTTTATGATCTTTATGTTCTTTTTCTTTTTATAAAGAATGTCTCGACTTTCTGTAAGCGCCCCAGCAGAGACGTAAGAAGTGGAGCATTCCTTAAATGCTTCTGGGTCTAATACTTTTAGTCGATCACACACCTCTTCAAACTTAGCTCTTCTAAGCTTTCCTAATTTTACCGACATCGAATTATACATTTGATACTTTCGGCAAATCTCTTCAAAAACACCACTAGAAACACCACCTACCCATTGAGTATCTTTTAAATGCTTTGTAGAAGCCGCAAATTGACCATTCCACCCAGCCCCATATCCTTGTGCATACAATAAAAAATTTAGATCATATTTCATCATAGGTGTTTGACTCTTTGAGCTTCTTAACTTTGAATACCTAAACTTAACTGGCAATTCCCAATTTAATTTTTCAAAGGTTATAAAGGATTTAAAGTCAATATCAATGACAGTATCAATATACCGTTTAGTGTGTTGAGGTTCATCAAGGATTAATGCCAAGAATTTTATGAATGGATCAATGTCTGGAAGAATTTCACCCCTTAACTTTATGTCTACTATTTTTATGTTTGGGATTGCAGAAATAGTAGTCGGCAATTTTAAAGAAATTGGTATAAGATCCCTAGGCTCAAAATACTTTCGTATGATGTTAGCATAACTATTTGACTGTGGAGAATTTGATAAAGAGTTGTTTAGAATTGATTCTGGGTCAGTGACATATTTTTTTAAGTCCGAAGTGATTGCACCTATCTTACTTTTTTTAACGGCCATAATATCGACCGAAGAAAGAATGTCTATCTTATATGACAGATCAAAGGCTTTTTTTATGTTAGTAAGGGAAATGTCTTTTACGAGTAATACGAATGGGTCATTTTGGTCAAGAAATTTATAATCTTTTAAAGAACCTTTAAAAACCTTTTTTTCTACACATGCCTTAGCGACCCTATAGACTTTTTTTGCTGTGGTGTGATATGATTCTTTTTTAGTCTTTTCTGTTAGGGTCACTTTAAATTCTTTCTTTACACCATTTAAAGGAAACCCTGCAGATAAGTATTTTCTTCGGTACTCTTGAACGTTGGTTGTCCCCATGAATAAACGATAAAACCCTATTGCATGTTCGCTCTCTTCCATGCCAACTTTTTCGGTGTAGTTTGGATTTTCTGCAAAATATGCAAATGCCAAACACTGTGCAAGTTCTTTATAGTCCGCCTTAGCCATGGTAAAATTCCTGTAATAATTTAGTATTTTTATATTAGTATTTATATATATAAATTGTGTCACCATGAAAAGCCAAAGTCGTGTATAATTAGATCTGTTGTCTAATTTTAAAGCCTGAGGAAATAGTCTATGAACATTGTACGAGAAATGCATGAAAGTGGTCTTTCAAAATCCGATATCGTATGGGAAGTGTTGGGTGCACTCAGTGTTTTTGCCTTACCCATTATTGTGTTGTTTGTTGGTAGTTATCTAGGTTTAAAGTAAAACCGAATTGCTCCTATAGCTCAGTGGTTAGAGCAGGGCACTCATAATGCCTTGGTCACTGGTTCGAATCCAGTTGGGAGTACCAAAAATAAAATGACCTGCTATATAAATATAGTTAAACATAAGGAGCAGGTAATGTTAAATGAATTAACTCAGTTAGGACTATTACTCGCAGTGGCATATGCCATCTTTAAGTCAGGCGAAGCCTATACTCTTTGGAGAATTCAAAGAGACATCGCGGCTTTGGAAAGTGGTGAATTAGTATATGAGGAAGAAGAGGAAGAAGACGATTCCGTAAGTGTTGAATCAATGACAATAAAAAAAGTCGATAATGTTTTTTATGCCTATGGAACCAATGATAGATTTTTGTGTCAAGAATCTGATTTGTCAGGGTTGTTCATGAGCATAAAGGATTCTTTCCCTAAGACAATCTGGTTGATCAATGAAGCCAAGTATACGACTTTAACATCCGAAGAGCAAGAATCAATTTTACCTACATTGTCAAACATTTTTTCTAACACCAAAGAGTGACCGCAATGAGCGAACCTGATGAAAACTTTTTCGATTTCGGATTTACGGTAGTCAGTGAAGACGAGCTAGAATCTATTCAAGTGGCAGACGCGACAGTAGCCGACATTTACACAAGAATGAATCAACTCTATGACGCGATCATGCCTTTACTCAAGAACCTAAAACAAAACTCGGACAAGGACTACATTTACTGGCCTAACCGAGTCGAGAAGGTCGAACTGTTTGAAAAGAAAATAAAAAGTATCATGCACCCTTAATGTCAGGGATCAAAATACATTTACCTACTAATAAAGTAAATTCATTTTTTTCGTTCAGATCAGGAATAAGTTCTTCGATAAGATTATTTTTACCAATTTCACATTCGGCTTCGGTATCAAAATATAGTATGGGGTCGGGCTCAACCTCGATGCATTGATAGTTAAGTGAAGACAGACATAAGATAAGACCAATAATAAACATTTTACGTGACATCCTTTTTAAGTTTGTGGTACCATAGTGTACCTAAAATTATATATAATAGGAATTTTTACAATGATCAAAAATGAACTAGGTGAAGTAAAAGACTTCAAATTCAGTAGTGGTATGGTAGGCAACACGTTCAATTCTCATGTGAACGAACAGTTGCCCTTCTATGAATTAGTGACCCGAGTTACCTCTTCTATCATCCGAAACTACCTACCTAAGGATGGTGTACTGTATGACATTGGGGCATCTACGGGTAATGTGACTAGGTCGGTTGCAGACATCGGAGCATCAAGAAATGCTAGATTCATCTCTATAGAATCAAGTGAAGAGATGGGGAAAACTTGGGATGGGTATGGTGAATTGCACATAGAGGACGCAGTACACTATAATTACGAAAAGTTTGATGTTGCCGTATGTTTTCTGGTGATTATGTTCATGACCATAGAAGAGCGTAAAATATTTATCGACAAGTTGAAGAAAAAGATGAATAGAGGTGGTATCATTATTATTGTAGACAAGGTACTTGCCGATGGCGGGTATTTTGGTACGGTGTTGCGTAGATTAACGTTCGATTGGAAACTTAAGAACGGGGCATCGCCTCAGGACATCATTAAAAAAGAGTTAAGTCTTTCTGGTGTACAAAGACCTATGTATCGAAGTGAGTTAGAGGGATCAAAAGAATTTTTTAGACTTGGTGAATTTATTGGGGTGGTGATTGAAAATGAGGTATCTTAGTTTATTTAGTGGTATCGAGGCAGTTTCTGTTGCATGGGAACCTTTTGGGTTCGAGTGCGCGGGGGTCGCAGAGATTTTGCCCTTTCAGTCTTCTATATTGGCGGAAAGGTTTCCTAATATAAAAAATTTAGGTGATGTTACCAAGATAGATGAAGAGGTCGTCAAGTCTTTGGGACAGATTGATATTGTGGTGTTCGGTTCACCGTGTCAAGATTTGAGTGTCTCTGGTAAACGGGGTGGACTGAATATGGATAAGGAGGACACTAACCATTCGTCAAAGTTATTCTTTGAGGGTGTTAGGGTTTTTAGATTAGCACAAAAGCATTGTGGTGCTAGGTTTATGCTATGGGAAAATGTCCCAGGCGCATTGTCGAGTATGGAGGGTAGAGATTTTGGAACAGTTCTTGAAACATTGGTTGGGGTCAAATTCGGTGGGGGAAAACTTGTTTGGGGAAATGATGGTGTTGTATGCTCAGACAATTCCCTGTGCGAATGGGCAGTGTTGGACGCTCAGTGGTTCGGAGTCCCGCAACGGAGGCGTCGAGTCTTCGCTTTACTCGATACTGGAGACTGGCGAAATAGAAGACCGATACTTCTTGAAGCCGAGCACCTGCGAAAAGTTATTGGAAAGGATGGAAATCCGAAACAAAAAAATTCCACCAAACCTAAAGATAGTTCTGGAGAAAGTAGCGTCTTCGAAATGCACATGATGGACTTTAGAATTAAGCCCGTTAAAATTTCACCTACGATGACGAGTAAGTGGGGTGCAGGGAGTGCTCCATTAAAAATTGAAACGTTTGATCGTCAAGGTATGAATGAGTGGTCAGATAATAGTGTGGCTTTGACCATTATCGCTAGAGATTATAAATCTGCCACCGATCTAGTGAGTTATTCGATTGTTGAAAACGTGATTGATCGTCAACATCATAATGGTGGTAATGGAATTGGTATAAATGAAAATGTTTCTTTTACTCTTAATGCAACAGGGGTTCATGCGGTGTCTAAGGATTATCAAGTTCGTAGATTAACACCAGTTGAATGTGAGAGGCTTCAGGGGTTCCCTGATGGTTGGACTAATGTAAACAATGCCCTTCCATCTAAAAGATATAATTGTCTCGGAAGATCTATGGCAGTTCCTGTTATGTCGTGGATAGGAAAACAGTTGTTGAAGGTTGAAAATTTCGAATCAAAACCTAAAAATGTATAAATAGTATAAAGATTATTTTATTAAGGGACTATTACCATAATGATTACAGAAGACTTAGCAGATATATTCGCCCCACTAGATGAGGGCAATGAATTACAACAAAAGGTCAACAAACACATCTCAAAGGGTGTTAGTGTTGGAGCGGTGTCACCAGAAGGGAAACATACAAATACGCCCGAAAAGATGAAGGCGGCTCATGCTAAAATTAAAACCGATCTTGAAGCCTCAAGAAAATCTGGTCATATTGGTGGTTGGTCTGGGCCTCATAAGGGACAGTATCGCTATGGTGGCGAACATGAGGTGTCGCACGAAGGTTCATATCTAGTTCATGCGAAATCGGCAGACAAAAAGCATCATGGCAATATGTTAGGTGCACTTAAGAAAGTTGGTAATGTACACAAGCAAGAAACTATTCTTAGTGTTCGTGGAAACCGTGGTAATGCAAGTGATAAAAATGCACATTGGCATCACCTAAATAATTCCAAAACAAAAGGGCAGAAAGAGGATAAAGGTAAATTGAAGTATAATCAGCCTTTAGCACAAGATACAGGGAGAACCCAAATGAAAGGTAGCACACAGTCATTTACTTCAAAAAAAGAAGGGTACAGTGATTTTAATAACCTGATCGACAGCGTTCAGAATTATTGTGGTACTGATAACTTGATTACACAAAAACAGTTTGAAGAGGTTTATGGTGAGGCTCGTGAATTTTTTGTAGAAAAATACGGACAACCAGAACGAAGCTTTACATCGGTGTTTTCTTTTGGTCAGAAGTGTCGTAAAGAATTGACCGAAGCTTTGAACAACGCTGGTGTTCTGGTAGAAAGAGTTTAAAGAAATTGTTGTATGAAGTGAGGCGAACACAAGGCAAGACGCGGGTGCAAATCCCACCACCTCCACCAAAAGAATTCTTCACCCTTATACGGTACAGTCGCCTAGACTAAAGACGTATATAAAGAGTTCTTTTGATGGGGGTGAACTAGGATCGATTGCTACGTCAGTAACTGAATGGACAACTCGGTAATGCTAAAACCGTTAGGGTTAGGAGTTTCCTGACCGAAGAAGCGAAACAAATAAATGCAGCCAATAACAGCATTTTCGAAGCAGAACGCTTAGTAGCGTAATCACTTCTGGGGTTTTGTTGATTGTCCTTATTATCCAATCAATCACCACTTTTATTTTTGTGAAACCACTGGAGAAATGAAATGAGTAAGACACCACATGAAATTAGATTAGACATTCTTAAAATGGCTCTAGAGTCAGAATTCATTCGCTACAATACCGAGTGTGAAGTAGTGAGATCAAATTGGCAAGTCGCCTTAGATTCTGCTCGTGATGAACATCGTAACCTACCAATTCTTTCTGGGTTGCCAGAGTTTCCTTCAGAAAAGGCTATAATCGATAGGGCAAAATTCTTTAGCAAATTTGTTGGCTTATAAATACCATAGAAACGTAAATAATAAATTACTAGGAAAATAATGTTATCATTTGTTGAGTACATTGCATGTAGCGAATTGGTGTCAGAAGACGCCCAACAAGTGCTACGTTACGCCGCGAAGCAACACCGAAAGCAAACTCGTTCGGATGGGACGCCTTACATTTCTCACCCTGTTCGGGTTGCTCAACACATTAGACAATTCAAACAATCCCACAATATCGAAGCATTGGTAAGCGCGGCTTACCTACACGACACAATTGAAGATACTAATACAACCTACGAAGATCTAAAAAAGTTGTTCGGTGGTCTTATTGCATCCTTGGTAAAAGAGTTGACCTCTGATGAATCAGAACTCGAAAAATTAGGAAAGACCGAATACCTATCCAAAAAAATGTTGGGTATGAGTAGTTGGGCTCTGGTGATAAAATTAGCAGATCGCCTAGATAATGTAAAAGACATCACGACCGCTAAGACTCCTGCATGGCGCTCTAAGTACAAAAAAGAAACCGAATCACTTATGAATGTCCTTGAAAAGGGCAGAGTTCTTTCGGGTACCCACAAAAAGATCATAGGTCTTATTCGAAATAAGTTGAAAGAAGTAGGCTAGACTTTCACATACTATATTATGAAATCAAATGCAACAACAACCCTTCATATAGTAGGTAATGGGAACTCAGAGAATCTATTTTTGCGTTCTGATTACCCTAGCGCCGATATTGTTATTGGTTGCAACTTTTCGAATCCAAAACACCGACCAGACCTAACAATAATGATTGACATAAAGCCTTTCATGAAGTTCTATGAAGGCGTAGTGTTGACTATCCCTCTTGTTATATCCGAGCGTTGTGAAAATTATGTTTTGAAAGATATGGGTGGCTGGGATAAAGTCCCTAAAGGCTCCCTACTCCTCTCTGACGTGATTCCTATGATACACCCTAAGGAAAGACCCTACCCAATGAACTCGGGTCACCACGCCACGTTATATGGCATCAATGAGGTGTTAGAGCACACAAAGACAATACACCTATGGGGATTTAATTCCTTTTGGTCAGATGACATGTCGTCTCTTACTAATGCCTACGTACAAAGATCCGAGCATGCAAAAACTAACAATAGGGTCAGTGAAACATGGCGCAACTACTGGGTTGAAATTTTTAACAGTAACCCAAGCATTGAGTTTTGTGTACACTGTCCCAATGATTCAAATATCACTAACCATTCTTTGACACAAGTCAAAAATCTAAAGGTACAAAAACATCATGAAAGCACTAGGTGAATATATACTTGTAGTCGACCAAGCGATCCCCTCTGAATTATGCGAAAGGACGATTAGGCTTTACGATGAGTGTGATAAGACGATTCAAAGAGATACCGAGGTCTACCGATTCACTGAACTTAACATAAACCAAGAAGCTTCGTTTAATGAATGTGTGGCTCAGTTGCAGTCAATTACTCAACGGGTACATGACTCGTATATTAAAAATACAGGCTCGAATTTTCTTCCAATTGAGCATGGCTATGAGCAACATCGCATGAAGAAATACGAAGCCAACGATAAAGATCAGTTCGATTGGCATACAGATGTCGGCGACCATGCTTCGGCTAAGAGATATTTGGTAATGTTTTACTATCTCAATACCGTAGAAGATGGGGGCGAAACCCTATTTCACATTGGTGAAATTTACTCAGTGAAACCGAAGCAGGGTAGAGTCGTTTGCTTTCCCCCAAACTTCATGTACCCACACAAGGGTAGCAAACCCATTTCAGGGCCCAAATATATCATATCGACCTATGGGCATTATTTGTAATTTAGTTTTACTTTTATTGAAATTTAGGTTACAATAAATTCTGTAAACAAAACTAAACGGAAACTATATCATGAAAGTTGGAATCTTTAAGTTTGTTGAAGTTTGTATCGGCGATTCTTATGGTCGAAATGATTGCTTAGTAAATGATGGCTTAGATACTATGGTCGAGATATACGACACTCGCTACGGTCAATTCGTTAGTCGCTACTATGCGTTCACCATAAAGACTATGTCAGACAACGAAGGTTTAGATATTGGTGATGGTTGGTCTATGGACAAAAATGAAGTTAAAAAATTACGTGAATTCACTTACTCTTTAGCCTAAATTAGGTTACAATAAATTCTGTAAACAAAACCAAACGGAAAATATATCATGAATGTAAATGACATCAGTCTTGCGATTTTGAACGGTGATTTTAGTAACAGTGATCTTAATAACATCGGTGACGCAATTAATTACGCAAAAAAGCGCTTGGCCGACAAATCTATTAGTTCATTAAATCTTGGTGATTTGGTATCTTTTAGTACTCGCAAGGATAATACGGTCTATAAAGGTTCTATCGTTAAGATTGCCTTAAAATATGTTAACGTGAAAACTGCTGATGGGGTATGGAAAGTTCCTGCCAATGTCTTATCAAAATTATCAGCCTAATAGGAGAACCCCATGGGTTTAGATATGTATTTGTTTGCAAAAGAAATTGATACCAGTCGCGAATTGGTTGTAGGTGGAGATGAATACTGTGCCATAACATGGCGCAAGGCTAATGCGATTCATAAGTGGTTCGTCAAAAACGTTCAGGGCGGTGTTGATGATTGTGGGGAATATCTCGTCAGTCCCGAAAAACTAAAAGAGTTGTCTAGATTATGTAAACAATGTATCGATGATGTAGGTAAGGCTGAAAAACTTCTTCCTACGTCAAGTGGATTCTTTTTCGGTTCGACAGAGTACGACGAATGGTACATGGAAGATCTAAGGGATACATCTAAAAAACTTGACTGGGCTTTGGGTGAGCATCCTGAAAAAATATATGCATTTTATTATTCCTCTTCTTGGTAAAAAGTTTTACTTTTATTGAAATTTAGGTTATACTTAGTTGTTGAAGATATTTAATACATCATGGAGCATCAAATGGATAACATTGAAAACGTACTTGATTCGGCAAGAGTCGCGGCATTCGAGGCGGCAAGCAAATCTTTCGTAAATGACTTGGGTAGCGTAGATCGTCCTATGTGTGGCTATGCTTGGGTTGAGGTTTACGGTGTTCGCATTAACTCTAAGGTAGGAAAATCATTGGTTAAGTACGGTTTCAAAAAATCGTACTCTAGTAAGGGTTTAATCTTATGGAATCCTTCTGGCTTACCAATACAGAATATGGACGTAAAAGAAGTAGGTTCTTATGCCTATGCCTCAGTGTTACGCGAATCAGGTTTGGACGCGGTTTCGGCTTCTCGCTTGGATTGACATTTTTTTAAAACTCTTGTATAATATGTGTATTGGTTAAGAAAACAACGGAGAAATAAAATGGCTTATATCGGAAAAGACGGAAAAGCGAAACGCGCTCCTGCTATTAAGGCTTTGTTAGCAAAATACGGTATCAAAGGTTCTTTGTCGATAAGAAATAATTCTTGTCTTATTTTGAGTGTTCGCTCAGGTAAGATTGATTTTATTAAAAACTTCAACGATAGCGTAGTAGGTTGTCCATATTTGAGTCGCTTATTAAACTCTCCTGCTCGTGATTCTTTGAAAGTCTCTAGTCCTCGTAGCGCTTCTGGTTACTATCACGGCGATGCAAAAGATTTTCTTTTATCGGCAATCGCGATCTTAATGGGTAGTGATTATCATGATCGCTCTGATATTATGTCCGACTACTTCGACGTTTCTCACTATATAAGTATCGATATTGGTCGCTGGGATAAGCCCTATGTCTTGGTTTCATAATTAATATAGATACTAGTACGAATCAAAACCTCAGGTTCTATAAATGAGGTTTTTTACTAACATAGAATGGAAGAATTATATGACCAGAGACGAAATGATTGCAAACCTTGCTTCTTCAGTTTGTGAAGTGACCTTTAAGAAAGCCAACGGTGAAGAGCGCGTAATGAGGTGTACCCTAGTGAGTGACCTATTACCACCCAAGGTAGTCACCACGCCTATTTTAGAGGACTTAGAGACCCCTAAGACACAGAAGAAACCGAGTATAGATGTGATACCCGTGTTCGATCTTCATGCCAATGGGTGGAGATCTTTTAGGGTCGATAGCGTCACTAATTTTAGATTAGAATAGGCTTAGAGTATGGCAAAGGCTAACACTACCAGAATAAAGACAGGGTTACCCACATGCCCTACGAATAAGGGCTTAAAGGGGTGTAGATACTTTTTCGATCAGGATGTCGATCGAAAGGTCGCAATGGAAATCAGTAAAAAGTATGTTCGAAAAAATTACGCTAAGTCCGAAGCAGAGGCGATTTTAGCTAACCCTGATTACCTTTTCTATACCTATACATACCTACCCGCTACGATCCATTGGCATAACATAGGTCAGGCATTCGAGACCGACGAAGAGAAAAGATATTTTAAAGAAGTCTCTAGATATTTTGGTGAACTCATTACCAAGGGTAAAGAACTCCTTAAAAATAAAGTTTCGGATGATGACACCAGCGCCCCTAAAGTTAGGTTAACACCCCAAGAACTTTTGGCAAACAAGATTAACAATACGGTCATGGTCGATCTGGATGAATTAGAGGATCAATGGACGGTGGGACAGAAAAGCGAGCTTGCCCTATACGAAGCATTCAAACGCCATGAGTTGAAGGGTCAGGCGGTGAATCCTGTTCATATAAGGCTATCCAGATGGCTCTCAGAGTACTCAGACGCCTACAATAAGACTTGCCCACAGATGGTAGAGGGCTACTCTCATTTGCCCCGTACAGAACTCAAGAGGCGTGTGACGTGCATCACCAAGATGATGAGTGATCTACAAAGAGTCAAAGAGACCACCAAGGCGACTCGTCAACCTAGGGTACCTAAAACCCGTGGGGCAGATAAACAGGTTCAAAAGTTGCAATACCTTAAAGAGTCTGCAGAATATAAATTGATGTCGGTCAACCCAATTCAGATCCCATCAGCATTTAGACTTTTTACCTTTAATGCAAAGACTCGCGTTTTGTGTGAGTATGTTACATCTTCGACTTCGGGGTTTGGTGTCAAGGGGACTAGCCTACAAAATTTTGATGAAAGTCAATCAAAAAGTATCATACTTCGTAAACCTAATGATATAATACCCATCATTCTCAACAAGACACCAAAACAAATCAGCACCGAGTTGAGTAAACTTAGTACTAAAGAATCTATCCCCAACGGAAGATTTAACATTGATACCATTATATTAAGGATACTAGATAAATGACGCCAGAATTAGAAGCTCAAATTATGACTCAAAAGAAATTCACAAAGTTGATCGAAGAAAAGGTTACCAATACACCTAACCTAATGTATCTTGATGCCGTTGTTATTTTGTGTGGTCAATTGGGGTTGGATGAATCCGAAATAGCGCCTTTAATTTCAAAAATGGTTAAGTCAAAGATCCAAGCCGAAGCGATTAAATTAAAATTGTTAAAGGGAGGTGGTGGGAGGTTGCCGATATGAAATTAGAAGGTTACGATGCCTACAGATTTTATGTGGCAGTAAAAATGCACTTTGAATCACCTACCTATGATATAATAAAGTACAATTATAAAACGTCGACCAATCACAAGGCGTTTTGGAAGCGTAAAGACAAGTACTTTTTTTCTAAGACGGCTTCGCGCTTTAACACTGCGCCCGAGTTAGTTACGTACTTTGTCTCTTTTTTCATATCCGATATTAAATGGATCGGGGACATGATAGAACACGAAAAGGTATTCACAGAATATCAAAAACGTGTACAATCACTATCTTATACATTTTCTTCGGATATAAATAAATTATCAGAAAAAGTCTCGGCTTTTGATGATATGTTTCGAGCAACAGACTCACCCTACCCGATCTTAATCGATCAATATTTACAAGGTGAAATCTGTATCGAGACGGTAGTAATCCTTGATCAGTTAACAGGGTTTATTGCTAAAGTAGGGGTGACAGACAATATCATCTGGCCTGATATGTCTCGTAGAATACAAAAATATTCTACTTTTGTGAAATGCGATCTAGATAAAATGAGATCGATCATATTAAAATCATTTACACAATAGTCATATAATCATATAAACATATAAACATATTGGAGAAGTATTATGTCTTTTGAAGACTTAAAGAAAAATCGGGCAAATGCCTTTGACAAGCTCAAACAAGCGGCAGAGAAAATTAGTGGAAATTCCAAAGACTCAAAGTCATATGATGACAGTCGGTTTTGGAAACCCACGATCGACAAGGCGGGTAATGGATATGCAGTAATCCGTTTCTTGCCATCCAAGGTCACGAGTGAGGCACCCTATACAAAGTTTTGGGATCATGCCTTTAAGGGCCCACGAGGAGCTTGGTACTTTGAAAAGTCCTTGACAACTCTTGATGGTGCACCTGATCCTGTTTCTGAATCTAATGCAGAACTCTGGGCAACAGGACTTGAAGAGAATAAACAGATCGCCCGAGATCGTAAACGCAAGTTACATTACGTTTGTAACGTGTATGTGGTTTCGGATCCCGCTCATCCAGAAAATGAAGGAAAGGTTTTTCTTTATAAGCACGGAAGTAAGGTGTTCGAAAAGTACAACGATAAGCTTCATCCTCAGTTTGAAGACGAACAACCAATGAACCCATTTGATATGTGGGAAGGTGCGAATTTAAAAATTAAGATTCGCAAGGTTGAGGGCTATGTAAATTACGACAAGTCCGAGTTCGAATCTTGTTCACCATTGTCCGAGTCCGATGAAAAGCTTGAAGAAATATATGGTCAACTGTATTCTCTCAAAGAGTTTACGGATCCTTCTACCTTCAAGACCTATGAAGAGCTTAAAGAAAAACTCGATCGTGTATTAGGAAAATCTGGTGGTCGTTCTATGAGTACCGCAGAACAAATCTCTTTAGACGATACTCAGGAGGCAAGTCAACCGAAGTCAGAGGCTCAGGCTCAGGTTAAGTCTGCAAAACCTGCCCCAATCGTACAAGACGAAGACGAAGACGATGATACTTTGTCGTACTTCAAGAAGTTGGCATCACAGGGTTAAGGAAGTCTAGTAGGTAGTTATGAATGGAGAGAATGATTTTTTATTCTCTCCATTTTTTATGCTGTCGACCAAATGAGTTCGGACACATTACTAGGACGCTTCCCTGGGGATGGCGAAGGTCTAACCACCGTGGTATTAGAATTGCTAACATTGTTCACAGTATTAGAACTTATGTTATTTGTTCCACCACCACCAGATTTTGCTCCTTCGGCTTGACTCTTCAACTGTTCGCTTTCATTACGGGCAACCGACATAGCCGACCCCAATTCGACTGCCCTCTTATTTTGAGGTTGATCGACCACTAGGTTAGAGGCATCTACTTGTTTCTTATATTGAGCTTCAACCTCTGAGGGATAGTTTTTATTCCCCATCGACTTACTTAATGATATTGCCGACATTTGAATCTTGCTTAGTGACTGACCTTTAATAAAGGGTTCACCACCAATCATAAGTTCTTTGCTACTTGTCGAAGAAGACTTCGTAATAGGAGACTCTAATTCACTTTTAATAACTTTATCATAAAGGGGAGACAATGGAGTTTTGCTAATTTCTTCTTCACTAAAGCCTCTCTTTTTAAGAGCCTCTACTTTATTTATTTCAGATTCGGCTTTAATTTGCTTTTTATACTGAGACTCAATTTCAGGAGGATATTTATAATTATCCATCTGCTTTGCCATCTTAATGGCACCGAGCTGGTTTTTAGATAAGTCTTTCCCAGGGACTACAACTTCACCAGCAATCATTGTTATATTGTTGGGGTCTAAAGATGGATTTTCTTTTACTGCGGCAGATATTTTTTCTTGTCGTGCTTTAAAATCTTCTTTTTCGCTTTTTAAAGTTTTTTTAATATATAATTGATCAGGAGAGTTATCATACTCTTCTTTAGAAACTTCTTTGCCATCTATTTTATATGTGGTTGGTTTACGACCACCCTTTGTACTATTGGGATTTTGTGGCACAGGTTCTTGTATAGGCTCAGGAGGTAATTCTGTTCCGTCGGAATTTATACCGACAAACTTATATACTGCATCGGGTATGGCCTTAGCCGCTAAGTTATTAACCGAATACCATGGTTGACTCTTGTCGGCTATAGGTAGAGCATTTTTAAGTATTGATTTTATAAATGAGTTGATGTCAGAAACTGCTGTTGATAATGAATTACCTATACCTTTAAACGATTCAATAATTCCAGTAAATATGTCGGAAACAGCTCCAAATATACCATCAATAAATCCTTTAAATAAATCATTAAAGCTAAATGAGTCTAAGAACTTTTCTGCTTTGTCAAAACCGAGCGCACCTAATACCCATGCTCCAATATCTTTAACAACATCAAGGAACCCCAAAATAAAACCATCAAAGAATCCAGTGATAACACCTTTGAGTAGACCAATTATTCCTTCTGCTTTAAAGCCTTCCCATGCTCCCATAATTGTAGTAAATACTGTAATGATGGGCGCAAAGATTTTTGAGACAACCTTAAATACGCCACCAAAAACTTTAGAAAATGATTTTGAAAACTTGTTGAACATTCTTGTTATGTCGTTAAATTTATCACCAAACTTCAACACATAATTAGAAAAATCTGTTACTCCACGCATGAATCGAGTTATGCCAGTGATTGCCTCTTTAAACACTTTGGATCGTAAAGAAAATCCTAAAAATACATCACCCATCGTTTTGAAGAATGTTACAATCTTTCCAAATGATTTTGTGAATACTGAATCAATTGAAGAAGCGCTAATCGTAAAAATAGATTTTATTTTTGCAATGCTATCGCCAATGGTTTTTAAAAGGTTAGAAGGCGCAAAAAGTTTTACAAGATAACTTATACCTTTACCGATGACCATCAAGTTTTTTACATAGGACGATATAGCACCTGCTACGGTACCCAAGGACACTGCTAGGATACCAGCAAAGACACCAATTCTTTGTAGGTTACCTAGCCATACCAACATATTCTTTGAGTCCATCCGAGCCTGATCACGAGGGACATTAGATTTTTTAGCCATCTCCTTAAAGGTCTCGAGAGTATCTTTTTCATACTCCGAACGTTCTCGATCCTTCTCGATCTGAAGTAATGAATTTCCCTTCATAAAATCAGTCAACTTAGAAAAGCCTTTTTCAATGGCTTCGACCGTCAACAATTGATAATCAAGACTATCGACCGTGAGATCTTTAATAGTCTTGAGTTTCTTGTTGGATTCCTTTAATTGATCGTTTACTTTTTCTAACGTGTCGATAGCCATTGCATTTTCCTAGGATTACTTTTTATTTTTTAGTCTTTCGTTTTCTTCTCGGATATAATCTACTAACAACGTCACGTACACTTCCCTTTCCCAAGGAACCATTTCATTTAACTCTGACAGACTGTACTTGTGATGTTGAAGTAAGGCAAAGTTTATTTTGTAATGGTTCACTAGGGTGTCATGAGAAAGGGCTACCCGAAAAAATTACCAAGACCCTTCACTTCTACATCATTGTGGGTTTTGCATTGAGAACAATCAAACACTGCGTGTATCTTGGCGGTTGGCATGTTCTCTACAAATTTCTTTATTTCATTAAATTGATCAGAATTTAAAGATTCGATAAACTCTTTTAATTCTTGCTCACTCTGATCTTTGGTATCAAACAATTCATCACCCGAATATATCGACTCGATGCATATGGTAATTAATTTAAAGATTGTATTGATTTGCGTGTCTTCGTCGGCTTCGATTTGAATTAGTTCATTTACTGTAGGGTACCTCATCATGACACCAACCGTATCGGTGAGTTTAATACGTTTGGCTAATTTGTCTTTGGGTACGTCGATCGTTAACTTTTCAAGATCTACTACAATTGGATTGCGTGTTTCGCATTCGGTACACGGTACGCTTACTTCTGTGGTCTCGCCAACAGATTTTGAACGTAGTTTCATAAACATGAACTCGAGGTCGAACATGGTAATCTTGTCTACATTAATTACCCCATCAGTACACGAAGAGATCACGTCCTTTATGGCTCGAACCATTTGCGTTTGTTCGTTTGACTCAAGAGCCAACATTAAGATTCTTTCTTCTTTTACTAGGTATGGTCGGTAGATTACTTTTTCACCAGTAGAAGGGAGCTTGGTTTCATATCGGGGTACGTCTAGTTTTGGCAATGCCATAATGTTAATTCTCCATTTTCATAAGTTAATTATTTATTCAGCCATCCAGTTGTCGTATGCAAAGGTTGCGGTACACTTGACGACGGAATTCTCGGCTTCATTTCCCAATTCGATAGATGCCAATGTTGTAGGGTAAGCATTGAAGTATGTTGCGGTTTTAGTTACTTCATCATTCACATCTAAATGTTGTACGGTAATCTGTCGAGTATATTCTTCTTTTAAGGCAACCCTATACGTGAGTAGATTAGAGTTTACGTTTTGTATAATAGAGGACTGCCACCTTTCCAAGTAGTCCCATGCATACCAATCATTGCCCAGAATGAAAGTCATAGTAAGATCATCATTGGCAAAGGCATAGGGCTTCTTGATACCTTTCATGTCGGTGAAGTATTCTTGTGAAAGATATTGACGACCTGGCCAAAGAACCGAGTCACACATTAAATTCAAGTGAGCCTTATTTCCTCGGTCGAACATGACCTTATACCGATTGTTACGCGCAAGTCCCTTTGAACCCCCGAACTGCGCGATCAAAGCGTCTACGTTGCTCATTGCTTGTATTTCCTTTTGCTTTCGTTCCAAACCTGAAAACGAGATTTCTTCTTGAATTGTTCGGTCGGTAAGAAAATTGCTGTTTCCCAATCCGAGGGGTGTACTTCTACCACTCTGGACATAATGTGTTTTGTTAGGTACCGTTTAAAACATGGCTTGAACTCTTCGAATTTTTGAGTACTCGATAATAATTCATAGGTCAAACGTAATCGAGTTCGATCATTAAACCTTCGATTCGTGGCGACCTCCATCAACTTATCCAACAACACTGCTCGGTGCATAGGTGGTAAGTAGTGAAGATTGATACCATAGAACCCCTTAGGCGCAGGAGACACCGAAAGAATTAGAGGAAACCTATCATAGTAAGGCATAGTATCCTTTGTCTTAGGATCATATGAGTACATGTACATTCGACCAATCAAGGGGCGATCATTTGATTTGATTTTTAGTGAAGAGTCTTTTAAGAGTTGCAACGAGTTCATATTTCTAAGACTCTTCATTCTGCTCACAAACCAAGCGCGTGATTCTTCTGTACGCTTGGGTATACCGTTGCGTACCATTTCTTTTTCGATCTGTCTGAATAGTGATTTTTCTTTAGCCATATGTTTATTTATACAAATTATTTAAGGATTTTTATTCCCATAGATTTAAGTGTGTCTTCAGTCCAAATTACAAATTTCCATCCACGGGATTGAGCAAATTTTTGTGCCGATTCCCATTTGGATTGATTCTTTATATAGGTCAAAGATTCGGATATAAAACGTTTTGTTTTTCTGGGTGGTTTCTTGGGTGGTGATAATTCCTTTTTAGGTTTGATCTCGACAATGTACTGTTCACCCTCTAGAGTCTCAAACCAGACATCAACAAAGTATCGATGCATTCTATTATCGGTTTTGCAAAGGTAAGGAATAAAAAACTCTTCGGATGCCCAACTCTTTATCGAAGGGTTATCATCAAGCCACCGAAATGTATTTCTTTCCCAAAGAGAACGATATACGATATTGCTTGAGTCTCCCGCATACTTTTTAATATTTTTAGGAGTAAATTTACCTTTGTAGGACATATAAATAACCTTATAGAGATTTTAACATTTTAGGCTATTTATGACAATTTACAGGTTCCCTTCTAGCGTCGACACAGATCGTAGACCTCATGTCTTATTCTCGACACATCGACCGAATTATTCACCTAGCGCAAATGAAGCCTTCACGGTTCCGTTGGGCGATAGCGTGGCGTTGTATTTACCGACAAACTATTCTGTTAGTGATATTCTGAGATACGAAAATTCGTCATCTGGCGCGGCAGGGGCGGTATTCGAGTTGGCTAGTGAGAAGGGTACTCAGGTGACAGGAGAAGATGTGGCCTCGGTTGCCGAGGCGGTGGCTTTTAATAGCGCGGCGGGTATCGCGGCGGGTGCCGCGGGTTTAGCGGCTTCTCGTACAGGTATTGCAGGAACCATACTATCTGCATTAGTTACCGAGTCTGCGGCAGGGAACGTTGCCAACGAATATTCTAAGACCTATCAAAAAACTTTGAACCCACGAGAGTTTATGTTATTCAAAGCGCCAAGCATAAGACAGTTTGGCTTTAACTTTACATTCATACCTTCTAGCAAACTCGAAGCCGAATCAATTCCTGAAATTATAAAATTCTTTCGAAAGGCTTCATACCCAGAAGGGGTGGGCCCAGCAGATATACAGTACCAATTTCCAGACGCCTTTTCGGTTAGGTTCATAAACTCGGACGCCATGATTAAAATTCCTGCGGTCGTGTGTTATGGGACTACTGTCACCTATAACCCAAACACGATGTCATTCTTTAAATTGGACAACAACCTACCCGTCGAAATAAACCTTCAACTGTCATTTCAAGAACTTCAACCAATTAGTCGTAAAATGGTTGACCAAGGATTCTAATGAGTTATTTTTCGAACTTCAAAAAAACGCCCTATACTCTAAACGAGATCGGAACCCAAGAGGTCACCGACATCTCAATGTACTCAAAGATATTTGCTCGTGTGGTCGACGACATTACTTTATATTCTTACTACACTTTTGTGAATGGTGATCGCCTAGACGTTATATCAAAAAAACTTTACGGAACACCCGAGTACTATTGGACTATACCACTAATCAACCCAGAAATTGTAAACACATATCGAGATCTACCCAAAGAATATAATGACGATCTTATAAAATATTTGTCAGGCTTATACGAGGGCAAGGCGCTTAAGTTAGCCGAGGGTGGATCCTTGGCGGGTAAATTTAAAATCGGTGAAACTGTTTCCTTTGGTTTGTATAAGGGTACGGTTCTTGAAAAATTTCCGACACTAGGATTCATGACCGTCAAAGAAACTTCAAACGATTCGTTTCCAACAAATCAAGTTTTTACTCTCACAGGAGAAACTTCAGGGGATACTCTAGAAATTGCAAACGTTCTTGAACACTATCAGGCGCCACATCATTATGTTAACGATAAGGACGAATGGGTTCGATGGAATGCCGACGACATGTTGACCTATGTAAGCGTTCTAGAATATGAAACAGAACTAAATGATGTTCGTAGTCAAATACGAGTAATTAACCCAGAAAATATTTACACTGTCGTGAATAACTTTGAACGTGAGATGAGACGATAATACTATGACACAAAATTCTGTTTCGGATCCAAACCTAGCAAAACTTTCGCCAAGAAAATTCCGTTCTCTGACCGCGTACATCACTAAGTACAATGACACGGTGGTAGAAATAACCAAAGAGATTACCGAAATTTCGATCTACGAATCCATCTATACGCCTTTCATGTATGGTGATCTTGTCATCATTGATACTTCGGCAATGCTATCGACCTTCCCTTTTGTGGGTCAAGAAAAGCTAAGACTCATATGGGAACGAGAAGACAAAACAGTCGAGACCGAATTTTATATTACCGACATCGCAGACGTATCACAGATCAACGATTCTACTGGTACATATACTCTAAACTTTACTTCAGAAAAACAAGTACGAAATTCTTTTTGTTTATTCTCTAAGTCATATAAGGGTAATTCGGTAGACATCATAAAAAGTATTTTTAAAGAATACCTAAGAGAAGACATACAGACTTCTACCCGAGGAATGCTATCACACAATGTAGTGTTTCCATATACTAAACCAATCTCGGCAATCAACATGGTTCAACAAACAACCCCAGCCGAGGACGGTACGCCTATGTTTGTGTACGAAACTTTGTACGGTAACCGAACCTATTTGTCTTCGATGAAGGCAATGTTGAATCAGGCGCCCGTCATGAAAATCGAACCAAAGAATATTATCAATAGTGATAACGGTAACATGATTGTCGGTGGCATGAAGAATTACAGAAATCAAATTAATCAAATGGCAATCATAAAAGGGTATGACACACTCAGTCATATTAGTCAAGGATCGTTTGGGGCCCAGACCATATCGGTCGACATTGGTAAACAGATGGCAGACATAACGGATTTTGATTTTAGAAAACATGCTCCACCAATATCAAAAGACTGGATCACCACATTCTTTGCCTTTGAGGATGTTCCTAATTCCGAAAACATTGCGGGGTCTAATGGTGTTCGTGTGAACGGAATACGATCAACTAAATTACATGTTCAACACAAAAACACTTTAGCCTATGAGGATTTTCCTAATCTCAATGACGTAGAACCTAATGTCTTTGCTTCGATGAAGTCATATATGAAACGGTTAAATACTACGACCCTACATGTCTACATGAACTCGGTTACTGAATTAGAGGCAGGGAAAACTGTTGATGTTGTTTTCCCTAGATTTTCTCCTAACCTTGAAGGCATAGATGACATAGAAGACAAGGTCAACTCGGGTAAATATTTAATCTCGGCTATTCGTCACTATGTCAAGAACCGAGATTATAGTATGTCCCTAGAGTTGGTTCGTGACGGTATGGGTGAGACTGCGAGCTTCTATGGAAACAATAGAGTACCCAACTTTGGTGCACCACTTAGAATCAAGAAGTCCTTGTTACCCGAATTGAAAAAAAGTTTGATTGATAGAATTGGAGATTTATTTTAATGGCTACATCTTTTCATGTTGGTGTTGTTGAAGACCGACACGATCCCCTAACAATGGGACGTGTTCGTGTTCGTGTGTTTGGTCTTCATTCGGATGATCGAATAAATGAAGTCCCCATTGATTCACTACCATGGTCGATGGTGATGATGCCAGCCAACGTCTCAACGACCGCGAGTGGTGTGTCACAATTAGTCGAGGGTACATGGGTACTTGTAATGTACCATGATGAAAACCTACAAGATCCGATCGTGATCGGTTCCTTGCCTTCGACACAGAGTACTTCGCCACCAGATTATTCTAAAGGATTCACAGATCCCTTTGGTGTAAATCCTAAATGGAGCGATGGAACGTCCAACACTTCTTTGGCATCAAAGCCAGATACCTTTACCGAACACCCAGTGTACACGGAACGAGAGCGAACTCGGGTGCCCTCGGTACCTGCAGGGAAAAAATACAAGGCATCTACCGTGACCTCAGACTTAGCCGAGGATGAGTACAAGAGGGAAGAGTGGGGCGAGTTACCTTTACGTGGTGGACAGTCTTCGAAATATCCGTATAATTCGGTGACCGAGTTTGAGGGTGGTATGTTGGAGGAGTTCGACTCTTCGCCTGGCGCTCAACGTGTGACCCGCATGCATCCATCAGGAACCTATGACGAAATCATTGTCGACGGAACTCGTACAATTAAAATTATGGGTGATGGATATGAACTCATCATGGGCAATAAAAACATGTATGTCAAAGGCAATTTAAATATTACCGTAGACGGAAACATGTCCCAACTAGTTAAGGGTGATTACACCCTAGAGGTCGCTGGAAACTATACCGAGACAATTGCAAAATCTAAACAGACAAAGATCATTGCAGGAAATCTTGTTACCGAAGTTCAACAAGATGTGTCGACAAATATTGGTGGCGAATATTATATTAAGTCCGCGGGTAACCATTCCTTAAACGTTGGTGGAAATAAATTAGAGCTTGTTGCAAACACATCCCAGACAAATGTCGGATCTGATAATTCTTTGTCGGTCAAGGGTAGCCATAACGTTATGGTGTCTGGCAACATGGGAGTTGTCACAAAAGCGAATCGAATGGATATTGTGTATGGATTATACAATATTGAATCTGTGGGATTTTTAACTCTAGACACTTCTACAAACCTAATAATGAATGTCGGAATTAGTTCTACCGAAACTGTGGGCGTCACAAAGACGGTTAACGTTGGAGCTAACTTTTCTGAAATGGTTATTGGATCTAAATCAGAAGCGGTTGGGGTTTCAAAGACTGTTGATGTTGGTGGAAGTCTATCGGAATTGATTGGTGGAGCCCGAAGCGCCACTGCTACAGGTATTATCAGCTTTAATGGCTCAATCATAACATTGAATTAAAAGAGGGTATGGTATGGCATTAGATTTATCAAGTGCAATCTCTGCGGTTAATGGTGTAACGAACTCGGCAACCAACGCGGTTGGGGCAGTAGGAGCGATAACAAGCGCAGGGGTCGCGGCGGCGGGTGTGGCAACGGTACTAGGTGCAATCAATCAATTCACGGACGTGAACAGTTTGTTGTGTGGCGAGAATGGTGTATTCACTGAAATAAAGAAACTACAAGACACTATTCTTGACCAAGTGATGTTGGGTAAAAACTTTATTGCCGCTATTGATGGTATTGTTACCCAAGCAGAAACTTTCATTGATGCAATTCAAAACGCACCCGATGTAGTCGAATCTATACTTCAACAAACTGTATTAAATTTAATCTCTGAACAAGCCCTAAGAAACCCCGAAGGCGTAATATCGGACATATTAGCGTTAAGAGCCGCGTACCAAAATGCAGGCCCAGCAGTCGAACAGATCATTGATAATGTAGAAAGGTTTATTGCCGATCCACTCAACACGCCACTCGATGTATGTAATAGCATACCCAACCTAATAAAGGTAGGGGACACTTTTGTAGAGTTTCCAAAGAAGGCATTACAACCCGACCCTTCAAAAACTCCTGAGTCTATCATAGAATCTTTTACCAAAGAGTTGGGTGAAATATTTGATAATGCCGTAACAAAATCAGAAGACGACCTAAAGATTAGATTTGAGCAAACCATACCGACGTCTCCAAAATTTCCATTGCCCGATGTATCAAACGACATTGCAATTTCGGGAAGAACTCCTATCTCGATTGCCTACACCCTCGAGCCTGGGTCTGCTCACAGGGCGGCAGTGGCTCAGTCGGCATCCGTAATTCCCCCAACATCATCGACCCCTGTCGTAGGCGATGATGGTAGAACTTCTGTTACGCCTCCTACCTCTTCGACTTCTGTCGCTGGTAGGTCTCCTTCGGATATTCAAAATCAGACTAGAAACGTGGTTCCACCTCCATCACTTGCAAACCCATTCCCTGAAGGTAGGCAATTTGTTGCCCAAGATTTTGCTCCATCTAAGTATGCAAAGTCAATTGCAACAAAACTTAACAGCTTAAACCCTTCGGTTCGTGGAAGATTTGCCGCGGGTATTCAAGACTACATTTCGTCAAACTTTCCTGAACGAGACATCAATGTCACCGAAGGATATCGTTCACCCGAAAGGTCTGCTCAATTGGCGGCATCAGGGATCAAGGCGGCAGGGGCGGGTAAGTCATGGCATAACTATGGATCGGCAATGGATGTTGCAATTTATGTAAACGGTAAATATGACGATGGTCGTAGGGGCCCATCCGAATATGTTGGTCTTGCCCGAGCATCAATGCAAAAATTTGGGTTAGTGAATGATCTAAAGGGCGATTCAGGACACTTCTACCCAGCGTCATTTGGGGCAGGGGTACCTAAGGCCATTCAACAAGGTTCGACTACTGTCGCCTCATATGCAAAGTCAAAAGGACTAAATGACGTTCCACAAACGACCTTAGTCGCCTCGGCATCAACAACAACAAGTGGATCGACAGAAGTTATTGACATCAGAAGTATACAGAGCAAGGCTCGTGGTGATGCCATCGATAAGGCTTTAGCCGAAGGTAAAACAATCCAAGAAGCAGAATCTCTTGGTCAGGTCGCGGGTAACAATGCAGGTACCGAAGCCTTTAAGAAACTCGCATAATGAGTATTATAATAAACATACTCGAAACAGGTGGTGGTGGATCCCCTCCTATATCTGATCCAACCGAAGGAGGACTTTACCTCCCCGATGCCTATGAGTCTACTCCATTCTATGCAATAGCCGAGTTTCAATTTCAAGAAATTACTGTTGACCCAGAAACTCTAGAAGAAACTATAATATTGTCTAACCCATTTAATGTGACTTCTGATTTTAACTTTGCACAATATGGAATGACGCTCACAAAGATTAATGCCTATACGGTTAGAGTAGATGGGCCAGTAGTCGATGCGTTCCCTTCTCAGTATTATCAGTTTGTACTACCAGATTTAACAACACCGATTTTACCATTCAATACCGAAGAAGAGTTTCTATCTTTGATAAGATACCAGATGCCTTCGAGTGTGACGATATTATTAGAATATGCGTTTAAGGTATATTCAAGCTCAAGTAACTTTACCGTGGCACCAGTAAACCAATGGATAAACTGGTTGTTTCAATCAGCAGTCAATAACATAAATGCTTTAACTATAAAAGGATTAGAATAATATGCCATCAGTTGCAAGACTCAGTGATACTGTATTATCACCAGACGGTAGAGGTAAAAATTGTGCATTCCCTATGCAAACCTCCGTAGTTCAAGTAAATACGGTTAACGTATTTGTCAACGGTCGCCTTGTTCCCGTTCTCGGTAACTTAGTAGGGCCACACCCTAGAGGTGGTTGTGTTCCAGATGTTTCACCTTTAAACAAAGCTTCGACCACAGTATTTGTTGGTGGTCTAGGTGTAGGACGAATAGGCGATACATATGGTAATAATATAATTACACAAGGAAGCCCTAATGTATTCGCGGGTGGATAAAAAGGTTATAAATAAACCATGGCAAACTTAAACATACGCGCAAGAGAAAAAGTATACACCGATGTCGATTTTGCATTCCGTGTAAATCCAGACACAGAGGACTTGTACATTAAAAAAGATGTAGAGGCGGTTAAGCAATCGGTTCTTAATATTCTTAGGACACGACGTGGAGAAAGACCCTTTATGCCTTCTTTTGGTTCTAACATTGATTCATATCTATTTGAACCAATCGATTCGACTACCAAGGCAATGATCGAAGAAGAAATAATATTTGCCATTCGGAATTATGAACCTAGAGTTATCATCAAGGCAATTGTGGTCGAGGCTCTTGAAGAGCAAAATGCAATTAAGATCGCATTAGATGTAGAAATCATTTCACCTACCCTTGCGACAACTACCATAGAATTTATTGTACAGAGACTACGCTAATGGCAATTAAACAAAACAAACAACTCAACGTGTCTAAATTAGATTTTGAAGACATCAAGAAAAATCTAAAAGAATTCTTGCGTTCTCAGGATACGCTCAGAGATTATAACTTTGAGGGTTCTGCGTTATCTACCTTCGTAGATCTAATGGCATATGTTACCCATTACAATGCCCTTAATGCAAACATTGGAATCAATGAATCTTTCCTTGAGACTGCTCAGAACCGTGGCAGTGTTGTTGGTCATGCAAGACAACTAGGATATACACCAAGATCTGTAATAGGTTCAACTGCTAAAATTGATATTACTGTGGTCGACGCGATTGACCCCAACATGACGTTACCAAAATACACGAAATTTAAAAGTGTAATTGATGGGGTTAGTTATTTCTTTGTTACAACAAAATCATACACAACAACCAATGCAACCTTTTTGGATGTAGAAATAAAACAAGGCAACGTTAAGAATGTCGACTACATCTATGATCTCGACACATCCGAACAATTCATTATTCCTGATTTAAATGTTGATACTACTCTATTAGAAGTCAACGTAAGAGAGTCGTCTAATTCTTCTACCATATACACATTTAATCCTGTGAAGAATATTGTAGACATAAACGGTGAATCACGGGCGTATTTTCTTAATGAGTCATTTGATGGAAATTATGAAATAACTTTTGGTGATGGTGTAATTGGTGAGGCATTGGTCAATGGTAATGTAATTGAAATAAAATACCTTGTGACTGATGGTGCCGATGCTAATGGAGCAAAGGGATTCAATAAAGTTGATTCTATCCAAGGCAATAGCAATCTTTCTATTACAACTCGATCTGCATCTACTGGTGGAATTGCAAGAGAAACTATTGAAAGTGTTAAACTACGCGCTCCCCTATCCTTCTCGGCTCAGAACCGAGCAGTTACTCCTGATGATTATAAATCTATTATTCTTGATAATTTCAGTAATGTTAAATCTATTGTCGTATGGGGTGGCGAAGATAATGATCCCCCTCAGTATGGTAAGGCATTTATTTCGATAAAACCTGCAGTTGGTGAAATTCTATCGACCGCAGAAAAAGATACTATTATAAATTCTATCATTAAACCAAAGGCAGTCGTATCGATCACACCTGAATTCATAGATCCGATATATACCTATGTCGATCTTGAAGTCTTTTACAAATACGATCCTGTAGAAACTACTTTTTCGGTTGCTCAATTGACAACCAAAGTAAAAACTGCTATTCAGAATTATAATGACTCTAACCTTGAAATGTTTGATGGTGTCTTAAGATATTCAACCCTATTGGGTGTTGTCGATAACTCGGACAATTCAATACTAAACTCTGTTGTCAGAGTTTACATGAAAAAACGATTTATTCCTATACTTAATCAGGCTAGGTTATATGAATTGAAATTTTCAAGCCCTATATATATCACATCTTCAAATGAGCCAGTGATATATCGTTCAAGTATATTTACATATGGCGAGGAGCAATGCACCTTGCAAGATTATATAAATTCTCAAGGCGAAAGAGTTATAAGAGTTATCCGCGGTCGAGGAGTCAATCAAATTACTGTTGCTGATGAAGTTGGTTATGTCGATGCTCCTGCAGGTAAGATCGTATTGACTAATTTTAATGTGTCTTCGTTTATCGGGGCATATATTGAATTAACGGTCATACCAGACTCTAACGATGTTTCGCCTTTAAGAAATAATTTGGTTAGCATAGACTATCAAAATATCACAGTCACAGGAACAAGCGATGATGTGGTAGCAGGTTCTGCCGCAGGTGGTTCTAATTATAGGTTGGTGTCTCGACATGCCTAAAAAGAATGTCCCTAATGTCGCCTCCTTTGTAACTTCTATTCTACCTGATCATGTTGTTCAGTCATACCCTGAACTCGTAGAATTTGCACGTGTATTTTTTGATTACCTTGAAAACGAAAACAAGTCTTCATATTATCAAAACAATTTGTATCTTCAAAGAGATATACGAGAGCAAGAACCAGAGTTTTTAAATTACATACAACGTGAGCTTGGCATATTATCCAAGCAAGAATATGCCTCTAATCCACAAGTATTCTATGACAAGATAAGTGAAGTATGGAAATCGAAAGGTTCAGAAGAATCAATCAAGACATTCTTTAGATTATTCCTCGATGATGAAGTAGAAATATATTACCCTTGGGACTCGGTACTGATACCTTCTGATGGTCGTTGGAATGTAGAAACTGTTCTTCGCATTACACCATTGAACGGTGACCCATATGCCTTTGAAGGTAAACGTATATACGAGGCGGGTTCAAATGCATCTGCAGTCGTAGATTCGGTAAAGCGTAAAATATATCAGGACATAATAATTTATGAGTTAACACTCTTACCAGAAACTATATCAACTGTTAAATTTACTGATTATAAGACAATTTATGTAAACTCTTCGCTTTCTGCAGAGATTTATCGAAGTGCAAATGGATTCGTTATTAACAGTGTTGGGTCTGGTTATAAGATCGGTGATAAAATAACCGTACAAGGATTCGAAGGCTCTTCGGTCATTGCTCAGGTCACAAGTGTTAACTCACTAGGTGGTATTGTTGGCTATGCCATTTCTGACTTTGGTTCAGGTAATACGCCCTATTCTGTTATTTCTACAAACGATCTTGGTCAATATTATTTAATAGATTTCTTACTATATCAATTCCTTGACTATGGGCTAATAACTGAAACTGAAATATATCCATATATTACATATATTAACTATGGTCTTATAACAGAACTTGCTACTCTGGCAGATGATTATGGATTAGTCGCTCCGAAAGTGATAATAAATATTGATAGTATGAACGGTGTCGGTGCAGAACTTGTATTGACTTACGGAGCTTTGGCGAAGTATCAAGGATATTATAAAGGTGTTCGTGGTCAGTTATCTGAGTCAATCGTTTTACAAGATTCAAAATATTATCAAAAGTTTTCATATGAAGTAAGAACTACGCACCAATCTAGCTCATGGATGCAACCTTTAAAGAAGTTTGCTCACCCTGCTGGCATGGAGGTGATCAGTAATGTTTTTACTTTCAATTTCATTAACACTAAAGTTAAGAATGCGTTCATATTTGTCGGAACAAAAGATCCTGTCGAATATATAGTATTAGAGTCGCCTCAGTTAACGGATTCTATAACAGGATTTGTTCAATCTTATTATGTTAACTCTGATATGTATTATGCCGAAGATTATTATGCAGACAAATCTTTTAATCTAGAATCTACTGTTTCAGGACAGGCAACTCAGGCCACGCTAAATGCAGTTGAAGAAACACAAACAATATAGAGGAAGTAATGGGAACCAAATCAAGTATATCTACCAAGCTAAGTTATCTGAATGCAAAGAGGTTGATTGACTCAGTATCGAATCAGTCATCGAATCTTTATGTAGGTATTGGTCGCCCACAACCTTGGGAAAATGATACGCTCCCACCCGACACAGATAACAGTCTTGATTCTGAATATGATGCATGGCATGATATGACTGCAATGAAACGTGTCATATCTCAGGATATTGTTCTGGGGTTTAGACGTGTCGACTGGACTACTGGAACAGTGTATGCCGAGTATGATGATGCCATTGATTTAACCGAATTAGATTTTTATGTATATACTGACGAAAAGAAAGTATATAAATGCATTTCAAATAATAACGGTTCTCAATCTACATCAAAACCTACCCATGTCACTTCGGGTATTAATACCACATTAGACGGATATAAGTGGAAGTTCATGTTCACCGTGTCAGATTCACTTATTCGTAAATTCTTTGTTACTGGTATTCTGCCAATGGATAATAACGAATTTATTGAATCTGAATCTATAAGAGGTTCTGTTGATCATCTAAAATTAATTTCTGGCGGTGATGGTTATCCACTAAATGCATCTATTGATAATGACACAGACTTGCCAATTTTTATAAAAGGCGACGGAAAAGAGGTATCAACTGCTCGGTGTACAATAGTGACTTCTGGTGGTGTGGTAAGCTCGGCAGTTGTTACTGAAAGTGGCACAGGATACCCTTCTGCCCCAGAGATTAATATCCCTGTCTTGATACGTCAAGTCTCTACATCTGGCGCAGTAGAAACTGCTTTCGGAATAGCTACGACTGGTGCTGTTGGGCAAATCCTAACTGTTGAAATTATACTAGGCGGAACAGGATACACAGATGGTCCAGCTATTATAGTGCTTTCTTCTTGTTACGGTTATGCCGAAACTGATGAAAATGGAATTATCACTAATATCGATGTTTCAACTGGAAGATCAGGTAGCGAATTCACTATTACAAAGGCAGTCGTTATTGCAAACTCGATAACATCCGCAGAGATAAGACCTATTATATCGCCTTTCCGAGGTCATGGCGCTTCTCCAGAAAGGGAATTGTACGCTCGATATGCTCTTATGAATCTTAACTTTGCCTATAACGAAGGTCAAGATGACTTCACGGTTCAAAACGATTTTAGGCGCATCGTGTTACTTGATAGCCCTTTTATTTATGGGACTTCTGTTCTTGCAACTGCGCGAACGCTTAATGCAAAAAATACATTGGTCATATCTAATATCTCTGGAACCTTTGACGAAGACGACATTATATACGGTCAGACTTCTGGTGCAATAGGGCTTAATGTAGATTTGATAGATGGTAATAAGATTAGATATATTCGAGACGAAACTCTTACGAATAATATTGATTTTCAAATTGAGTCTATCCGATCAGAGTCTGGGGCAACTGCAACAATTACACAAATTTTAAATCCAGAGGTTCAACCCTATTCGGGTGATATTTTGTTTATAAATAATAGGACACCAATTGATAGAACAAGCGATCAGATTGAAACCATTACGCTTGTACTTGAGTATTAACAGAGGAATATATGCCAATCAATTTTAATACCGCACCATACCACGATGACTTCAGCGAAGATAAGAAGTTCCTGAAGATTTTATTTCGTCCTGGGTATGCCGTACAGACTCGAGAGTTAAATCAGCTTCAGTCAATGTACCAGAAGCAGGTGGATCGTTTTGGTCAATCGATATTTAAAGAAGGCTCGATAGTGATCCCAGGTGGAACCTCTTTAAATACAAAACTTCAATATGTAAAGATGACTGGCAACATTTCATCTACACAAACTATTGCAGGATCTGATCAATCCGCCACTAGTATAACGGTCACTGATGCTAATATTGCTTCAATGATCGGTAAAGAAGTTACTGGTGAAGGTTCTGGCGTCAAGGGCATTGTTAAACATTATAAGTTGGCGACCAATACTGACCCTCTAACACTATTTGTTGAGTATGATACAACTGGTGACGACAATGTTACTCAGGTATTCAATGATGCTGAAACGCTATCGGTTATTATTTCTGAGACCAACTCTGAGAACTATACCACATATAGAATCAATACTGCAGTATCCGAATCGACTGGTGTTGGTTCAGTAGTAGAGATAGAGCGAGGCGTGTATTTTATTCGTGGTTACTTTACTCTTGTTGAAAAACAAAGTTTAATTCTTGAGGCATATTCTTCAGAGCCATCATATCGAATTGGCTTGCATGTAAACGAAACATTAGTTACACCAGAACAAGATGAGACCCTAAACGATAATGCAAATGGGACATATAACTATGGCGCTCCTGGTGCTCATCGTTATAAAGTAGAACTCCTACTAGAAAAATTACCACTCGGCTCAATCACTGACGAAACTTTTATCGAGTTGATGCAAACCGAAGAAGGTGCAAAACAATCTCATGTCAATAAAACAGAATATTCAGAATTAGCTCGAGAGCTTGCACGTCGTACCTTTGATGAATCTGGTGACTACACAGTAAGTTCTTTTAGAATGACTGCCAAAGAATCACGTAACAACGATCGTAGCGAATGGGTATCAGGCGCATCGTATCTGATTGGCGATATTATCACCTCTAACACTAAGACCTATGTTTCTACCATGTCAGGAACTTCTGGTTCTACCACGCCATCACACTTGATAGGCGATGCTTCGGACGGTGCATTAACATGGACGTTCGATGAAAATCCAAAATACAATAATGGTCAATCATTAACTGGGCTTGAGTCCCAAATCGTATTAGCCGTAGAGCCTGGCAAAGCCTATGTTCGTGGGTACGAGATCGAGAAACCTTCTACCACATTCATTACGGTAAATAAGGCTCGTGTATATAAGCAAATCAATGATGACCTAATCGCTACGACAATTGGTAGTTATATCATGACCCGTAATTTTGTAGGTGTTCCTGATTTTGTAACCTTCGTTTCGGTAAACCTAAAGAGTTTTACTGGAAGTTCTTTGGGTACTGCTAAGATTCGTGGCCTTGAGCGATTCGGAAATGAATACCGCCTATATGTATTTGACATTGTTCTTAATACCGATAAGACTTTTGAACGTGACGTAAAGACTATTGACAATGCAAGTTTCAGTTCACAGGTCGCTAACATTGTTGACGCAGATGCTCAGGGTAATGTATCAGTATCAGGAACGACTATAACAGGTTCGGGTACTCGTTTCTCAAGAGATTTTATTGTCGGTGATTTTATCGATGTCGGTGGAAACTATTATAGTATTACTGTTATCACAAATGACAGTACCTTAACCATCTCGGCTTCGGGTACTGGTGCAACTAATGTTGCCTATAAAATTCATCGTTCTAACGTAAAAGATCCAACCCAAGCAATTTCGTTATTTCCTTTGGGTCGTGGTTTTATTAAAACTGTAAAGGATGAAACTCCTTCAGTTGCTATTCCAGAAATGTCATATACTGTTATGCAGAAAGTCACAAAGACTACTGGTTCTGGCGCAACGTCTTTAACTGTTTCATTATCTGAAGTATCTGGTCTTACTGGTGTTGGTTCTAGAATTGATCCTAATACAGAATTGACAGAAATTATAGTATCGACTTCAGGGTCTGCCTTTGTTGTCCCTACTGGAATTAGCGTTTCTATAGATGATCAGTCCTTTACTATTACTGGATTACCAGTATCATCAGAATCAACTACTTACACAGTATTCTTTCCTGTCATAAAAAATAGCTCAGTAACTGTAACTCCTAAGAAAAAGACTCCTGTACGTTATGCTACTTTTGATCTTACTACGACAACGGCAATTGAACAACGAATCATATCACTTGGTAAAGCCGACGTATATCGAGTCCGTAAAGTTATAATGTCGACCGCCACTGGTGCATTTAATGCTGCTGGTGCAGTAGATATTACTCAATACTTTCAATTAGATGACGGTCAACGTGATACTCATTATGATGTGTCTAAATTAATTCGTCGTCCAAACTTTGCAGTTCCTACTGGTTCGTTAAGAATTTACTTTGACTACTATCAACATTCTGAAGTTGGTGATTACTTTTGTATTGATTCGTATGAGAATGTTAGACGTGAAGACATTCCATTATACTCAACAATATATGGTGTTGTCTTTTTAGCAGACGTAATAGATTTTCGTCCTCGCATGGGTGATGATGGAGTTTCATTCACAAGTTCTGGTGGTGCATTGGCATTACCCCCAAAGCCTGGGACAACAACCGAAGTAGACTATACATATTATGTTCCTCGTATTGATAAAATATCTTTGAACATTGAAGGCAATTTTATTGTAACCGAAGGCACTGCCGCAGATAATGCAGTCTCACCCGAGGCGCCCGATTTAACAATGCATTTAACAACTCTAACTCTTGCACCTTATACGCTTAGTCCTAATTATGTAAATATTCAAAAAATTGATAACCGTAGATTTACCATGCGTGATATTGGTAAACTCGAAAAGCGTATCGAAAATCTTGAATACTACACTTCCCTATCATTACTAGAACAACAGGCTTCGTCTTTAAATGTCCCTGATGAATTTGGTATCGATAGATTTAAGAACGGATTTATCGTAGATAACTTCGCAGGTCATACGACAGGTGATGTATTCTCTACAGACTACAAAGCGTCTATCGATATGGATGCCAAAGAGTTAAGACCAACATTCGTGATGGATAACGTAAAGTTGATTGAACAGGCTCGCTCTGATTCTGAACGCGCAACTCAGGGTTATCAGATAACGGGTGACTTGATTACTTTGCCCTATACAGAAAATCAATTTATTGCTCAGACATATGCTTCTCGCCCAGAGAATATTAACCCATTTGCTATCTTTACCTTTATCGGTTCGGTAGACTTGAATCCTCCTTCGGATGAATGGATAGAGACACAACGTGTACCAGAAATTATCAATGACGTAGAGGGCAATTTCTCTGCCGTCCGAGCCGCAGAGCAAAACTCAGGTGCGCTTGGTACTATATGGAATGCATGGCAGACTCAATGGAGTGGGACTCAGGTAACGGGTAATACATTATCTCGTGCGGCTGATTGGTCTACAAATGACCTTGGTCTAGGTGCCGCAGGTTGGCAAAACCGTCAAACCTTCACAGGAGCCGAGGTTGCTCTTATTAATGGAACCGCAGGTGGTCGAGTCGTCACTCGCGAGGTTGTTGCTAATGCAAGTGGTCAAACTCGTACGGGTATCAATACCGAAGTTCGTGCAACATTCTCAAAGGAATTTGTGTCAGATAGAGTTGTCTCTACTTCGCTCATACCTTTCATACGTTCACGAAAGGTAGTATTCTTGGCTCGTGGTTTAAAGTTACAAACTATTGTACATCCTTTCTTTGACCAGACTAATATTACTCAGTATATTACTCCTGCCTCTAGATTGACTTTCAAGGGTACTAATCCTATAAATGTAGAGGACATCGACAAGTTTGACTTTGAGTCTAATGTTGGGCAAGATAACGATGAACCTTCAAGAAGGTTCAATGGTAATACTCAGACTTCATATAACAAAGGGGACGTAGTATTCGTTAAACGTCGCGGTACAGTTTCCTATGCAAGCCCTGCCACATCACCTGCTACTGCGGTATGTGTACTTCAGGAAGTTCAGCCTGGTGGAACAACTCGCTCAGTCTTGGTCGTAAACACTAAGGGCACATTCCTTACAACTGATATTATTGGGGGATCGGTTTCTGGTTCAGAAGGTGAAGTTACTTTATGGGCTCCGACAGAAAAGGGCGATCATTTATTGACAAACTTTGGTGGTGACGTTGCTGGTGTGTTTGATATACCCAATGACAACTCGGTGCAATTCCAAACTGGAAATCGCGAATTTAAGTTGATTGACAATACTACTAATAACGATCTGATTGCAAAGACTCGAGCGTTTGGCAACTATCATGCAGAAGGCGTATTACAGACATGGCAGTCGACATATAGTTCTGTTCGTAATGGCGAGATAGTTCGTACTGTTGTAACAGATGATCGTACTGTCATTACAGACGAAAGGGCAGGTCGGATTATTCGTGATACTGGTTGGTATGATCCTTTGGCTCAAACTTTCTTGGTACAAAACCGTGGTGGTGCATTCATTACCTCTATTGATGTATGGTTCGCATCGGTCGATCCAATTAAACCAGTAACATTACAGATTCGTGAAGTTGTAAATGGATACCCTGGGAAAACAATTCTGCCATTCTCTAATGTCACACTTTACCCATATGAGTTACGCGATGAGAACCAACCAGCGGGTTATGGTTTATCGGCCAACAGCATTGAATTAGACGGTAGTGTATGGTTAGCGGCAGATAAGCCAACTAAATTTTATATGAAGTCACCCGTCTTTGTTCAAGACATCGGTGAATATTGTATAGTCCTTTTATCTAACTCAAATAATTATAACGTATGGACTTCTGAGCTTGGTGGTATTGATATTACTACACCAACACCACGCTTAATCTCTGAGCAACCCTATGCAGGTGTATTGTTTAAATCACAAAATGCCTCTACATGGACTGCTCATCAGAATGAAGACTTAATGTTCAGGGTCAATACTGCTCAGTTCAATACTTCTGGTTCTGCCATATTTGTTAACGCAAGAGTCGATAATGCATCATTAACCAACGATCCATTCTTTACTCGTGCAGGTTCTAAGCTCGTCAGAGTATTTCAACGTAATCATGGAATGTCTGTTGGGTCGAAGGTCACAATATTAGGCGTTGCGACAAATACATATAATAATATTTCTTCTACTCAATTAAATACACAGCATACGGTTTTACATATTGAGCAAAACTCTTTTACTGTTCGCGTAACAAGTACGGCAGGACAAACTGGTCGTACTGGTGGTTCTGGTATTGTGTCTACTCGTAACGTTCAATTTGATACGGTACAACCCGTGATTCAGTTACAGAAGTTTGCCGATACGACTCTTGACTTTTCTATCAAGACAATTTCTGGGTCTTCTATAAATGGATCACAGGTAGCAGGGAATCCAGATTCTTCGTTCAGTTCTGTTATTGCGAATGACAATAACTCTTTTGCTTCCCCAAGAATGATAGCATCGCCAGAAAATGAGACGCTATATCTTTCGGGTCAAAAGTCATTAGAATTTAAAGCAAACATGACGACATCGAACTCGTCAATATCACCTGTAATCGATACTGCCAGAACTTCACTTATCACAGTAAACAATCGTATTAATTCACCAACGTTCACATCAAATACTTTTGTAGGTGCAACTGAAGATGGCGACTTTGACTTCTATGCTATCATATCCTTAAATGAAGAGATTGCATTCAGTGGAAAAACTATTACGACAAATGATGTGGCAGTAAAGGCGATTTTTAAGTCACTACGAAATGGTAAGTACATAAACATCGTTGGTTCGGCTAGTAATGATGGTAATCATCTTATTACAAATATATCCGAAGATGGTGGAACGGTGACGACCACTACATCATTCAATACTGCTTCGGCAGGTGCGATAATTACAATTAAGTTGTATGATAACTATATTGATGAAATCGCACTTGAGAGTTCTTCCTTGGCTAAATACCTTACTAGAAAGATTAATCTATCGGGTTCTGCCGCAGAGTCAAAGAACTTATCTATTAGATTTGCCGCAGATATTCCAGTAGGTGCAAGTATAGAGGTTTATTATAAGACATCACAAGTTAGCTCAGGGATTCCTTTCAATGAAGTTCTTTGGAATTTCGTTGGTACCACTGTGGCTAATAACCGAATGTCAGATGCAGCATTTACTGTAAATGACATTCCTGCTTTCAATGCTGCGTCAATTAAACTTGTAATGAAGTCTTTCAACTCCTCAGCAATACCTAGAGCAAAGGATTTAATTGTTATTGCAACCGCCTAATATGGATTCTCTTATAAAAGTGAAAGATGAAATCGGGTTGCATCGAGAAATGCAATCTGGTGCCATAGTGAATACTTCTTCTACAGACTATAATAAATACATTGAGCAACGTAATAAAATGAAACATCAACAAGAAAGAATAAATAAACTAGAAGATGATGTTGCAGACTTAAGAAATTTAATTCAACAAATGGTAGCCAAAGCGATATGATAGAAGATAATATCAAAATAGAAGGTGTTGTTACGGTAGAGTTATTTGGCTCAGATCATGTTCTCAAATATTCCGATACTGTACATAATCTAGTTACCACTGCAGGTAAGAACTTCATTGTTCGTAAAATAAAGGGCGATGTCGAAGTGATCGAGTCGATTTCAATTGGCTCTGGCACTACTCCTGCAACTATAACTGATACTGCTATGGAAACTTTGTTGGCTCAAAACAATGTGTTGTTTACTTTTGTTGATACCGTGAATACTAATGTTCTTGTTAACACCACAACATTTGAAGAGGGCATCGGTACGGGTACACTGAACGAGATTGGATTGTTTTCTGATTCATCACCAAGGAAATTACTTTGTCGTACTGTTGTATCGACACCATTCGTCAAATCACCCACGGACTATTTAAATGTTTCGTGGAAAATTAAAATCGGGTAAAAGATGGCAACAATTATAAAACGGTTAGTCAAAGGCACACCTCTTACGAATGCTGAAGGAGATGCTAACCTAGACGCATTTAATACAGAAAAACTAGAACGCAATGGGTCAATACCCATGACGGGTAATTTGAACACCTCTGGCATTGTACCAATAAGCGAAGCCAATGGTCTAAAAATCTTTAATGAGAATGACGAACTTGTCGCGACCTTTGGTGCAGGTAATACAAAAGATATTGTGGTTGAAGGTAATATAAACGTTGGTGGCGAGGCAAGCGGAGATCTTAATCTAAACGGTGGTGATATATCTGTACGAAATATATATCTTTCTGGTCAGATTATATCATCTCAGCTTGGTGCACAATATAAAGTATCAGGCGACGGTGAAACTTTTCAGGGTACTGGCGAAAATTTATCAAATAAACTTGTAGTCACATTAGATGTCATCTTACGATTGATTACTATAGAAGGCACATTTGATTCCGGGCAAGAAATTGTAGGATCAGTATCTGCTACAACTGGAACGGTCACAAAGGTCTTTGGTAATGACATATACGTCAAATTAGATGATCCTGCTGAATCATTTACCATAGGGGAAACTATATCCTATGCATCAAATACTGGTGTGTTAAGTGTTGTCATAGATTCATCTACCTTTGAAATTGGTCATGAAGTAAAAATATTTGGCGCATCTGTCCCTGGGAGCCCTACTCCTATTATTACTCCTGCCTCATCGGCAGCTAAGATTGGCACTGGTTCAGGGTTTACATATTACTATTGGATTGCGCAGTTTAACTTTAATGATGGTAGAATATCAAGTGCAACAAAAATAAGCACTAGTATTGTTCATAAAGTTGCGTCAGAGTTTAATGAGACTGATAATATTTCATTGATATTAAATCGTACAAGCGCAAGTTATGGTATTGCGATATATAGAGCAACTCAAGATTCTATCGACCAATCAGTTCTTATTGATGTACTAGGTCCAGGGCAATTAGGCGGGGCTGCTTCTAATATATCATATATAGACTATGGTCGTTATTCTAATACAGAGTGGGCAGGTAAAGATGATTTTGGCAACTATACTGCTAATTCTGGTATCATACACTTCCCGTTATCTGCATCGGCAACACCTTTGAAGGGTTGGGTTACTGCTACAGTTGAAAGCATAGACAATACAGAGCAAGTAACATTTGATGCACAATATGAAATGAACTCAGGTTCTTCATTAGAATTTGTACATAATAATACTGCTGGTCTTCAGCAGTTTATAAATGACCAACGGGATTTAAATGTCAAGGAAGCAAACTTTTCTAATGGTGTCTATTATACATCTAAACTGAAAGTCCCTTCGAACTTTGAGATGACAGGCTCAGGCAAGCAAACCGTATTTAAACAAATCCCTTGGAATTTTGAATACTGGAATGATGTAGTTAACCCTAACGAAAAGGGTAATATATTTGTATCAGAAGAGTCGGCTCCATTTAGTGTTTCGTTTTCTAACTTGACTGCAGATGGTAACTTTACTAATAATGCAAGATATGCAGAAGCCAACGCAACATACCTAATCAATATATCAAATGGCGAGAATATTTCATTCTCTGATATTCAGGTCGTTAATTCTACGGGTGGTGGCATTCGTTCGTATCAGTGTGATTATCTTCGTCTTCAGAATTGTGAAATATTAAATGGTGGCGGTGTATCCTATTTGGGTAACGAGTTGTCTCCATTCTTTTCTGGTGGTTCTAGATACCTTACAGTAACGAATAACTTGTTTGAAAACTTCTTGAGTCCTGTTGATGTATCTGTGACTAATATCGGAACAGTAATTGGTAATACGGTTCGCAACTGCGGATCGGGTCTATTGATATATGGTTCAGCCAATTTACTTTCATCGCCTAATTTATTGATGGGACCTGATAATGAGTACCTGCCTTCTCCTGATACAATGGACTCAGATTATAATGCCGTAAATATTTCGCTCGATAGCGGTGTGGATTATATCTCTGCAGCATATCTCTATATGGAACGTGGCGTTGTGTCGTACCTCGGTTCTGGTGATAGGAATAGTATTCCTGGGACTGCCGTAGAATTGACTGCTGACATTAGGATGTTGACCAAGTTAAATAATGATGAGCAACTTCCTGTTGACTATTCCGAAACATTGCGTGGTACGCAATTTATTAATTTCATATCTGCTGATACAGGTGACTATGGAAGAAACAATGGTTATTTCCAGTTCAAGATACTCGGTACTGATATTAACGAGATTCCTACTCTATCAGAGTTGATTACAGAGAATTCAGGAATACTTGTTGCAGGAGAGCAGATCATGGGCTTGGCATATCGAGTCATAGGTACAACTTATACAAATACTGATGTTGGCGAAAGAATTGCAATAGAGGAATCTATATTTTCTGCAAGTGGCAGTGATAAGTTCATTACCATTACGTTAAGTGATCCTTCACAATATGCTACATTTGTTTCGGGTGATACAGTAAAAATATTTACTCATACATCTACACCAGATATAAATAGTACAGAGAGTGTCATTGTAGAAAAGATTGTATCTGGCTTGGCGCGCAAACTAAAAATTCAATTACCAGCAGAAGTTAATTTATCTGGTTCAGTAAATGGTGGTGTAACAGGTTATGTCGCTATCAGAAAATCATTCATACTTGCCAAAGGAAGAATTCATTAATGTCTAGTCTAACTAATGTAAACAATAATGCCGCAGTTGTTGTCGTAGGACGAACTGCGGCAGTACCTCCTGGTCAACAACCAGCAAGTAAATCGATTCCTGTTGTATTAGCAACTGATCAACCTCCTGTCCCAGTCATTGAACAAAACAAGATTGCTTCTGAAGTAGCATTATCTTTGTTGGGTATTCCACGTTCAGAAGTTGCACTTGGCATCTTTGCTGACGTGAATACCTATGACGTCAATCCTTCTGAATGGTCTAGCAGTCCTGCAATTCGAGAGGATATTCTTGAAGCAGATGACATTGCATATGATGGTTTTGATGGCGAACAAGGTTGGGGAATCAAACATATCCCAGAAGAGTCTGGTGCTCTTGTTGAGGCTCCTGCTAATAAGGTAGCAATTCTTACATCAAAGCGATTCTTTCGTTATCAGCCAGGTCGTGTATCATCGGCCACATTTGGCATAAAGACTTCGATTATCCCTGGCGAGCCTTCCGATGTATATCGTAATCCTGCAATTCGCAAGTATGGTATTTTTGACAAGTTTGATGGTTATTTTTGGGAAACCCGTGACACAGGAAAAGGCGACCAACTTGTCGTAGTCCGTCGTACTCAAGCAGTTATTACGGCTAATCCGATTACCTTTGGTTCGGCAATGGGACAGCAAATAGATGACTATGGTCAATCAGGCGAAGCACCCTCATCAACTAATGCAGAAGGGACTCCTGGTGATTTAGTTATCCTACGCGATAGTCTAGTCATGTCTCATGCCGCGATGTATGATCCTTCACTATTGCTAGAAGAAACAAATCATGCTGCTTCGGCAATAGGTTCAAATGCAATAACATTGGCAGTTGCAGATGGTGAATTAGCCAATGGTCAATATGTATCTTATCACACAGATGAACCAACTGCAATTACTGGTCTGATAAAGACAAAGATTTATCGTGTCATTGAAAAGACTACACCATCTGTTGGTAACTATACGGTCAAGTTGGCCGAGTTAGGTGATGACGGTCAGGGCAATACTCCTATTACACTTGGTACACTGACAGGAACTCATGTTATCCGTACACCTGTGCCATTTATATTCCCAGAAAATGGTGTCGAAGGCGCTCATGATATTATGTTTCCATTGCGTCGGTCGTTTGACATAGACAGAAATGTTTTAGAAACTCCTGTTGGATATATTGGGACCTCTAAGAGTGGTGATGAAACTGTATCACAGGCACTTGTTCGTATCTCAGAAGAGATTGATGTTGTTAATACAAGTTGGGCAAATTGGGTAGAGCAAAACGTCAAGCCAGAATTTTATCGTGTCTATGAATATCGTATTCCACGTTCACGTTTCTCTGGCGACTTCCTAAATGGTACTCAGGATTCAACTGCACAGGAAGTATTATACTCTGACGTAGTGCGTACAGGTTCTGGCAATGATACGATTAAACTTCCTGGCGAAAACGTTATCTCTCCAGTAACTGATGGCAACATTACCTCTGATTCTATTTGGGACATTGACTTTACTAAAGTAATCATGCAAAAGATAGAATTCTCGTGGTACGGTGCGGTGGGTGCACTGTTCCTTGCCTATGTTCCTGTATCAAATGGCGAGGCTCGCTGGGTTCGTGTTCATCATCTTCGTGCATCTAATCAACTCAAAGTATCTTCTTTGGGTAATGCCACCTTGCCTATTACATACCTTGTATATGGTGGTGGTTCAGAAGAGCGATATGGTTATGAAAATGCATCAAGTTCTGGCAAAAGAATTCCTAATTCAGTCCCAGGATCTGGTTCATATTCACAATACATTACTAAGTACGGTGCATCATATTATATCGATGGCGGTGATCGAGGAACAGTTCGACTTTATAGTTATGCCTCCTCTGCTGCGACTGAAGTATATGGCTCAAAGTATCGTATAAAAGTTAATGCTTCGGAGTCTCAGGCATCGGATCCTTATGTGACTATGATTGAGACTGCTCCATATGACGTCAACCCTACTGCGTCGGATTTCTATATGAGTGGTACGTTATTGTCTGGTGATGTAGTCGACCGTGGTATTAAGGTTACATGGGTAGATATACCAAATAAGAGATTGTACCTTAACAAGGCATTGAATTCTGTTACTGGTGTATCGGTTCAAATGGACATTCTGGTAGATCGCCCTCAGATTATCTATGGTCTTCAGACTAAGCGTGAAATTGTTTCATCGCAGGGTAAGAGTGTTCGTAACCGTGTTCAGGTATATCCTACACGTCTTGCAACTGGCGCAGCAGGTACATCTACTATATCGTTACAATTACGCAAGAATCCTATTTTCCAGACCTTTGATGCATATTCAGGTACATTGACCCTCACTGCGGCAACGGTACTAAAATCTGCAGGTCAACAAACGGCATTGTCATTATCAGCAACTCCTACAATTGCAGATGGCAAGTCTGTATATGGTTGGTTCAGGGCATACTTTACATCAGATGTCGGCGAGTTTAAGTTTCTTGTACTTGGTCTATTGAGACGTATCGGTTCGGCATATAACTTCACGGCCAAAGATGCATACTCAGAAGAAGTCGAGATTGTTGGATCCTTTATGGTTGCAGTTAACTATGACGAAGATGGTACAGTAATCAGTACGGATACAGGAACTCCTGAAGAGTTGTCAAGATTATCTTCTGTTCTAATCAACGAAGAATTGCGTACTCCGATCCCAGGAACTGGTACTCAGGTCACTACGTTTTATATTCCTCCTGGTGGTAATATATTTGAACTCGATGCATACTTTGATTACAATAAAGATTATCTCTCATATCCATTGACCAATGAAACTGATTTACTTTTCTTGACTTCTGCTTCAGTGGATCGTCAATATAATATAGATGGTAGCGGAGATCCTACGGGTTCGCCTGTCCTGAAATCGTCAGTGTTAGCAAGTCTGACATGGGAAGAGCAATAATACGTTATGCATACAAAAATTGGGTTTGATAAGTTTCCAGTACCTTCTATTATTACGGAAGTTCAACTGTCTGATATTGTCACGGGTGAAAAGCTCGTGGATCAGGCAGGACTTCCGCTCGTCACAGACGCAGAAAGAGTAATTTCTGAAATTGCTACTTCTAAGCATGCAACGTCCGTAGTTACTGATCCTAATACAATAGAACCAATTAAAGTTGTTGAACAATTCCCAGAGACATCTGAGACTGCAACGACTCTATTGGGTATAAGCAGAGCAGAGACTCAGTTGAGTCTGTTTTCTGATGTATCTGTTCTTGGCTTTGATGAGTCGTCATGGGAGACATACAATTATGGATCTGGTGCTGCTTCATATGGTCCATGGGAATCTAGAACTGCTGTAGGATTTGGGCAACACTATGGCGCTCAGATGATAGAAGAAACTGGAGAGCAAGCAATTAAGTTAGGCGCATTTCCTGTACCTTATTCATATCCATTCGGTCCAGGGTGGGAAGACCTTGGTCTATATAATGAATTACTATATCAACAATTTAAAAACTTTATTGATTTAGGTAACATACTATATGAAGAACTTCCTGGCTTGTCGCAATACTTTTTAGATGGATCAAAGGTATTCATTGGAAGCGATGAAGAAATTGAATTTGTTGGTGTAACAGAAGCCGAAGGATTCACACTAATTGATACATGGACAAGAACATGGGTAGACATTCGTTCCAATATATTTTCTGACCCTACTAACCCAGGCACAATTATTACTCCATCAATCATTAATGGACTGACGGGTAGCAACCCTTCATTTGACGAAACCCGACCTGGCTATTCCTCTAGCACTAGACGACTTTCGTTAATGCAATCTCGCAAGACATATCGTTATCAGCCAGGGCGTATATCAGGGTTTACCTTTGGTGCCAGAATATCCTCGGACTCAGGCTCTGCGGCAAACGTAATCGAATGGGGTATAGCAAACCCAACGGATCAGTATGTCTTTCAGGTTCGTGGTGCAAATTTTTCAATTGTTCGTAGATCTACCGTTCCACTTGATCCTGATGTTATTAGAGCAAATGGTCTTGAGCCATCGGATCAAAGATTTGAATCATCAGGTGACCCATTTAATCCACAGAATTATTATACACTAGTCATACCTCGTGATAACTTTAATGGTGATAAACTTAATGGTAATGGTCGTTCGGGTTATTTATTGACAACACCTAATGTAACGATGTACAAGATTGAGTTTGGCTGGTATGGAGCAATTGGCGCAAAGTTCTATGTGTATATTCCTGTAGATAATGGCGAGGCTCGTTGGGTTCTGATTCATACGCTGGTCATAGAAAATAAATTAGGACAACCTTGTCTAGAGGATCCTTACTTTAGATTTAAATATCAAATTGATATTCGTGAAAACGCTACTCTCCGTACACCGCAGTACATATACAAATATGGTGCATCATGCTATATTGATGGCGGGGATGAAGGAGCATTGACTCAGAATTCATTTGAGTCTGGACTGAAAGATATTAACTCGACTATCAGCAAACCATTAATAGGTCTGACATCAAAGACAACATTATTAAATTCTGATGGTATAGCAAAAGAAAATAAAAAAATTATATTTCCAAAGACAATATCTGCTACGGCATCTGAGTTGACACGAGTTGATGTGGTTACCTGTAAGGCATGCCCTGGGTTTGGTCATGTATACAATCATGGTCTCATTGGCGGAACGATTGGTCGTACATTTAACATAACATTAAATACCTCGGCACTTAATACGTTTTCTATAGTCCCTGCTAATCCCTTAGATGTTCAACCATCAGAGTTGTTTACGGTTGCAGATATTGGTTCAAAGATAATTGCAGATGGATTGTATGGTGGTTATATCAAGTCACTTGATTTAGAGACATCTCCAGGGTCTGGTCTGTTTGAAGAAGCAGTCATAGAAAGAATCGCAACAAGTGGGTTCACAAAAGTTGCTGGCGGATTCCCTTCTACTGTATTTTCATATACCGCAGGTGAGGTTATAACCATACCGTTTGGTACAGGAACTCAATACCCATATCAGGTTAGGTTGACTAATTATGATGCTATTGCTGCTTCGATCACTCCGCTGACTGGTTCCAAGATAGAAATACAATTTTTAAACCCAAGTTTACGTGAATCGTTTGCGCATTTCGCAGAATTCTTGCTAGGTGTAACCGACAAGGTGCCAGTTGAAGTTTTAGACTCAGGTGGCGATCCAGATATAAATTGGAAATATTCAGAATCAGATACACGAACAGCATTACCGCTCTCTGACATTTTATTTGGTGAGCATATACCTTTTAATACAAGTCGTACTCGCAAGGGTATTGAAAGTGGTGAAGGCGCTAATGGATTATTTTCTGTTGGCGAAATTGATTATCGTATTCCTGCAATTACTGGTATATTGCCAGGTGTATGTTCTACGCTTACAGTTGAGCAAATAGATAAAATACAATTAAATGGCAAATTAGAATTAGGGAATCCTAAGACTGGCGAACCTGATGGCAATTATTATATTGTCCTTGAGCCAAACGAGTCATTTCAATCAGATGCACTAATAAGTGGCGAAGTCGGATTGTATAACGGTACTGCTTTTGTTAGTACGGGCATTACGTTTACATCGGAACAGGATTCATATGATGTCGAAGAAGATACAATTTATTATGCTCAGATAAGTGGTCAACTCCCAGGCAAAAGTGATGGAGATGATATACAGATCGCATTGTCATCGTTGCGCATATTCGGGGCAAATGTCAATAAATCAAAGGTCATGAAGTTCAACCCATATCCATTGTACCTTGTTTGCTTTTTGCGAGATAAGTCTGCAGTCAATTCAATTTCAGTCAAAGAAATAATTGGCGACATGGCTATTGCATCATCGCCACAATGGCTCCTAAATAATAATATAGATAAATCACCACTTGTAAGTAGCCCAGCAGAAGACGATTTTCCTCCAGTTAATTTTGTTTCAAAGAATAGATTATCTGCTGTAGCAGTTGATGTAGAAGTTGGCCAGCAGTTAAGACCCTACAGCGTGGTGGATTCATTTTATGTCGGTGCAGGAGAAACAAAAATAATTGATATGTCAAATATATATGGTTCAGATCGTGAATCTATTACACCTGACTTATTTAACAGAGAAGCAACCTTTGTTGTTGGCAAGACGATGGCAGTTTCTTCTGGTACTATACAAATAAGTATTAATACATCGGAACAATAAGATAAAACTATGGCATTTGAAACAAACGTATATTACGGATACAAGGCATCTAATAATCTTTCTGATGTTATCGATGGAGAAGATGCTCTATTTAAAATAGGGTTGAATATTGGCGACCTTAATATCATACGTGGAGTTGCAGGTGAGTTAGGTGCAACACGTGATGATCTGGTTACACTGTCTAATTTGACTTCGCCAATTTATAGAACTTTGGATAGATTTTTATCGGAAAGTTCACAGTATGCAGGTATATTATCTAGGGCAGGTGGAACAGACAATTCACTTCAGGGTAATCTAGAGGTCAATGGACCAATTGGTGCCTCGGCCATTCGATATAATTATGTTAATACAGATACTGACCAGATTGCCTTTGCAGATATTTCTACATCTCGTGTATCGGCATGGTCGTCTATTAGTCCAGCAGGATCTTCTCCTTCTGAATCTGATCCGATCTTCTATGGTTCAGAAGTCAAGATATACGATGGTGGTACTGTTACAACAGACAAGATTCAGTGGGGAGAAAATGCAGTCCCTAAATTATATACTGCAGAAGTTCCTACTCATGCAATTACGACTACAATCAATGGACAACAGGTTAAGTTATATGCCATGAAGTCCATTCCACTTAAATTTAGTGGTTTTTTTAGAAACTTTGATAGTATTGTAGCAGTTAATCCAATAACTGGTATCAACATCAGTTGGCGAATTGTCAATCAGTCAAATGCGTTAGATATTCAATCATATCCGAATCGAGGCACTACATTAAATTATCGTAGTGTTCAGTCTGCACCTCGTACAATTGAAATATATTATCCTCCAGATAATTTTACATCATTGACTCTGACTGGTGTAAACCTGCGTACTCTTCCGTTAGCTGAATTGCCTAATCTTACACAATTAAATATTTCATTTAATGATATACGAACTGTCCCTAATCTGAATATATTTTCGCCTAACCTTTTGACGCTTAACATATTTGGTAACAATCTTTACTTAGCAGAAAGCGACAACCTAAAGAAACTGAACTTAGATGTGCTAAATCACTTTCCTACAAGTCTTGCATCTATTAATATGTATGGCACGTTCTTTGGTTCGATTCGCTGGGTCAATGGTTCTGGTATAGAAGTTGCTCCGGCAAGTGTAGGCGCAGTATCTGTATTTAAGTATCGCTTTCCTTCGCTGATCACGTTTAATGTAGGACGTGGTTCTGGTCCATTTTTTAACCCAGACTTATATGATCCTGTGTGTCATTTACCACAGATGCCAGATACTTGTCAAAATTATTATGTAGGAAATAATGACTTTAGAACAGTTCCTGCTACAGGACTAAAAGATTTACCAGAATTAAGAAATATTGATTTGGGTGGTAATAGAAATTTAAGCGATGCAACATTTTCTATTGCCTCGACTAATATACAGACCGTCAATATCAGTAGTACAAATTTGCCCATGCCAGATTTAAGAAGCAGAACACTCCTAACAAGTTATGGTCATACTAGTAATAGCAACTCTAGTCCGTTTCATGTTAGTACATCTTCTGATGTGTCGTACAAGTTTTCTGGTTGTACTGCTCTTACTGGTATTAGCATAAATGCGTCTGCTGTTAGTGGATTTATACCAAAGTTCAAGAACAATCAATCACTGACTTCATTTGATGCCTATGCTGCGCAATCAATAACAGGCGGCAGACCAGATAATGGTGAGCATGGTTATGCAGATGGTACAACTTATGTGTTGTACAAGGATACCTTTAATAACGCCAAGGACATATCATTTTTCCGAGTATTGTCAAACAGTCTTTTAGTTGGAAAGGGATTTGAACCCGACACGTTTAAAAACCTAAAGAATCTTAGCTATCTCTATTGGTATTCATATGGAAGAACTGGCGATTCATTAACCGATGTTCCTTTGCCAGATATATCAAGTTGCCCTGCACTGCGTTATTTTATAATGCCAGTAAACAAATTCCGTGGGTCAATTCCTACATTTACGTCTAATCAAAGCATTCTCTATATTGATGTATCAAATAATGAACTCTCTGGTGGTGTTCCTTTCTTCAATAACAAGTTAGCATTAAATTACTTTTATGCACATAATAATGCATTGACATCGTTTAATGGCTTCATAAACACACCTAACTTGTATCATGTTTATTTGTATAATAATCAGATAACAGGATCTATACCTGCGTTGTCGGAAGACTCGACTAATATAGATATACTATATCTCTATAATAATCAATTCACTGATTATGTAAGTGGATCCTTTAAAGGACTCCGAAGACTGGCATTCCTCGATGTATCGAATAATGACTTATCTGAGTCTAATTTAAATAATATCATTGAAGATCTGTACGAAAATTATATCCTTGCTCCTCGAAGTAGAGTTAATGTGAATCTTCGTGGTCAATCAAATGCGCCTGGGTATAGTCCTTCTGAAATTGGTACGACTCGTGAACAAGAAATATACGAAAAGATAACATTCCTCCGTCAACGTGGTTGGCAAATTTCATGGTAACAAGAAAATGGCATTAAGAAATTTAGGATATGATCAGGCAAGGAATCTTGCGGAATCTGTAGATGATCGTCAAGCTCTTAACAATCTTGGTGGTGGTAGTATTGCAGATGATATATTCATATTCAGAAACAATACAAATAACTTTTCTGAGTTGGAATGGAGATATGAGACACTTGGATCGTCAATAGTCGGCAACAAGTTTTTATTTCCTACATCACTATTAGCAACATATACAAATAATGATCCTGTATATGTGAGCGGAACTTCTTTGGGTAGTCTTAGCCCTGATCAACTGTATTATGTTGTACAATACAATCCTAAGTCTGGCGCAAGATCAAATCAAATATCGTTTGGCCTGTCTCTTACTGTAGATGGTAGTCTTGTTGCACTAGGTTCTATTACGAGTCATTTAATATTTACACGTAATGACTTTGTTAGTCAGGATAATATTATCAATATTGCTAGACCGCAATCACGTAATACATTTTTGACTCAAACTAATGCAGAAGTTGACACTACATATGGTGTAAATAATTATAATCAAGGGTTTAGTGCATTAGAAGAAAACGTTGATAGATTTTCTTTTTTAAGTACACAAAAATATACCAGTAATAAATCACTTGCTACATCAAATATAATTAACACACAGGGATCTATTACTGCGTCAGATCCGGCAGTTCATAATACTTCTCAAGTAAAGCTGAACGAAGTTAATTCACCTGGTGTATACATAACTGATCCGTTTTCTGATATATTTGAAATCAGTAAAACAAGAGCATATTCTAGCGATAATCAACCATGGGTACAAGGTGCAACATCACTGGATACAAAGTCAAGTCAAGTCAACATTGGCGATCTTTATTTTGAAAATGATATAAAGTTTGCTTCCATTGATGCATTTAATACAGAATCGGGCGAAGCCTCTAGCTTTACCCACAAGATTCCTATTATCATTGATGGCGTAGAGTATTTCATTCTGCTTAAACAATAATCTTTCCAAGTATTTTGAATGTTGCACCAGCACGATCTTTGATTGTAATTGTGCGATCATAGGTATCTGCTACAGAGGCAGACACTACAGTAACTGAATCTGCTTTGAGTGACTGAAACTTCAATTCACCTGTTCCTGTTATCGTAGGTTCAATTTTCATAGATGGTCTGCCTGATGTAGTAATCAGTCCTGTTGATGTTGCTGTAAATGGTGGAGATGTATCAATTGGTGGAAAACAAATTTCTTTTGAGTCTATAGTGCCGCCTGGGGCAAATATAATCAATTGTCCAGAAGGAATGTCATCTGCTATATTTGCAGAAAGAGTTATAATAAAATCACTGCCTGATGGTACAATGCTAACTACAGTAGTGCCTGTGGGTATGCGAGTTCCAAACTGAACAACTTGTCCTGCAATCAAATTTGTATCATCTTCAATAGTAAGTGTATTGCTTCCTGCGTTACTTTGTACTGTTGTTACGTCTGAAAATACATTTGTACAGTAATCGGTCAATGAATTATTATAAAGACCTTTGGCACGATAAAACAGTGCAGTACCGTTGATAGCAGAACCAGATGATGCAGTGAATGACTTAGAAGTCGTGATACTCGTAGATCCTTTAGTGACGACCACATTATAGAGCGGAGATCCGTTCAGAACGACAACATCACCGATTAAAATATTACTGACCGTGTTTGTAGATAGACCACTTATTGTAGTCCCAACATTCGACCATATGGCAGATGATTCAAATGCACCTAGACCACGATGATTAACAAAGACCAGAGAAGTAGATGCAGTGGTAGTTGTTGTTTCGCTACTAATGAATATTAATGAATTAATGTTAAAATCTGTAACTTGTGTTCCGGCATTTATTCCAGTGCCGAATATAAAATTCCCTGGTTCAATCAAGTCTGTTGTATCAGATACTGCAAGAGTTGTTGTACCCGTCAAGAATGCTACCGTTGCAGTACGTCTAATTGCACTTGCAAGTGATATAGGCGGTGTATATGTAATATTGAGTTTGTTAAGAGAAACAACTGATTGATAATCGGAATATGCAGACACTCCGCCTACGACACCACCATATGACGGAATCCGATTATCATAGAATGAATTGAATTCTCCATAATCTACGTCAGATGGTGACGGGTCTATATTATAATCTTCATCATATAAAAATTTATAGTTTAAACTTCTATTTGAAGTAGATGGTACTCCAATGCTGAAAATAATAGTCTTTTGAGTTGCAGGCGATATATCTTCGCCATTTGCGTCATCTAGCCAAAATCTAATTTGTATAGGATATGCTTCGCCAATAATCAAATCACCTAGAACTAAATCTACGTTACTTGCTGTTCCGCTTCCAATATTATATGTAAAGTCAAATGTGGTTCCACTAGCAAATCCGGCATCGAGTGGTTCTGATATGGTTATAACCCCTGTCAATAGATTAATTCCAGCGATAGTGACTGGATTACTTTCTGGATCACTGAATTGAGATATTGCGTCATTGACAAGAATATCTCCAATCAAGAGATTTTTTACATTAGCAATATTTTGTAGTGTAATAGTGGTTGCAGATGTAGAAGCAGCATCACATGCAAACGTATGCACTACCTGAGACTTTCTGGCCAATATTGTATCGGCTTCGCCAAATTCAACAGTAAAATATGAATTAGTACTGACTCTTAATACGTGAGGACCAGATTCCGTAGGTTTAAAAAATCCTGTGTAAATTGCTCCACCATAATTGCTCTTAGTTCCTTGAAGTACATCGACAGAAAGGTTTATATCCCCATTTTCCCAAAAGACTTCTGTTTCTGCTGGAGCACCTGTAAAAATATTGTCTAGGTCTACTGCAACGGAATCGACTTGAGTATCAGGATAGTATCTGACAGTCAGTCCATCACCGCCAAATAACTGAGGTACTCCAGTTATATATTTTGATTGGTCAATACGATTTTTCAGTGTTATGACTGATTTATATACTTCAATGCCACCTTCTGAACTGACGACTCGAATGGCAGATCCTGCAATGTTTGCAAAGTCTGCGCTAGTGACACCCTTTGAATCAATGTTCTTGATGACTTCAATGTCCGCAGAAACAAAAGTTTCGCCTTCTTCCTGAACTAACCCATCAAGCAAGTTCTCTAATGATTGTTTTGGGTCTACGATGTCAGAGAAGTTTAGGTCTCGACGAAGTCCCTTTTTACTGAAGCTTCTGGTCATAAAGTTTTCTCTTATAAATAATGTTAGATTCAGTAGTTATTTATACTTTTTAAATTGTAAAAAGTATAAATACTAATATAACAATTAACCGCAGGAATTCACTTCAATGGCGTCATATGCTAATGTTAGCGCAGATCAGGGTGCGGATTTTCAGACTATCTTAGAGTTAGAAGATGCCAATGGCGACCCTTTAGATTTAACCGAATACAATTTATATGGTCAAATTAGACGTACATACAAATCGACAAATGCAGTTGATTTTACTATTGTCAAGTCTAATGCACTTGGGGGCGTTATACGTGTCGAATTAACATCAGAACAAACTGCTAACATGAAAAGTGGGCGGTATGTGTATGACATATATTCAATGAACACAGAAATAAGTAATAGCAGGATAAAATTATTAGAAGGAATTTTTGAATTAATTCCATCAGTCACAAAAATTATTGAGTGATATATGTCGATAAAAGTTAAATTAAGAAGTCAAGATAATCTTATAGTTAAATCAAAGGTTGGTCCGTCATCTATAGATGAATTAAGTAATATTGATGTGTCAGATTTGCAAGACGGTGCTGTTCTTGTTTATTCTACCAATATAGGTAAATGGAAGTCAACGAAACTATTAGAAAAACAAACCGTTGATGGCGGCACATATTAAGTATTATAAATAAACGTATAACAACTCGCTCTATATAGGGCATCACATAAAGAGTTAAGGAATATTCCTATGGCATCTGCAAGTGTTTTTAAGTTTAGACGGTCTTCTGTTCCAGGCAAAGCACCTACGACAAGTGATATTGAACTAGGTGAACTTGCAATCAATACATATGATGGATATATGTATTTAAAACAATCTGATGGTACTGGCGACAAAGCCATACGGTTTGTCAGCGACCAAGCATCACAAGACTACGGTCTTATCACAGATTAAACAGGAAACATAAAATGTCAAAGGTCGTACAAAGACGCAGAGGTACTAGCGCAGAACATACCACGTTCACTGGTGCTTTAGGTGAAATTACAATTGATACCACGAAAGATACTGTAGTCGTACATGACGGTTCTACTATCGGTGGTCATCCTTCGGCTCGCGAAGACTTAGCAAATACAAAGGTAAGTGCTCTGACTTCAATTGGTGGTTCTAGTACTGCTACCGATGACTTATTCTTGATATATGATTCTTCTGCTGAACTAATGAAGAAAATTACTCGTGAAGAACTTAACAATGCAATGGAGATTGATGCTCTATCAAATGTAACGATTACTGGCGGGTCAATCAATGGTACTACTGTTGGTGCAAGTGTTGCATCAACTGGCGCATTTACGACGCTAAACAGTTCATCGACTACAATTTTAAACGGTACTACAATACCTGCGTCGTCTACATTAGTAAAAACTGCTGATAAAATTAGTGTTCTATCTTCTACAACTTCTGCAGAATTAGCTGGAGTCATTAGTGATGAAACTGGTACAGGTTCTTTAGTATTTGCCACATCTCCTACATTGGTCACACCAAATATTGGTACTCCATCGGCAGGTGTAGTCAGTAATTTGACTGGTACTGCATCTATTAACATTAACGGAACAGTTGGCGCTTCAACAGCAAGCACTGGTGCATTTACGACGCTAAACAGTTCATCGACTACAATTTTAAACGGTACTACAATACCTGCGTCGTCTACATTAGTAAAAACTGCTGATAAAATTAGTGTTCTATCTTCTACAACTTCTGCAGAATTAG